ATAACTACATCCACACCTCATGGACTGAGAAAGGGATCTAAGTTTAGAGTCGTAGATACTAATAGTAATAATATAGGTGAGTTTTTGGTATCTACCATAGCTGGAATTACTACATTTACTACAACTACTGTTAATGATATTAATTATGCTGCTGGACATAAAGTATATCAGCAAACATATACTGCACATAACCAGACAGTATCTATTGAAGAGACTATAGGTTCAAGATATCAAAACTTATATGCTGGTGAGACTGCAACATTAAAAGATGCAGTTACTAACCTATCTACTTCTATTAAAATACAAGTTCCTAACTCAGGTATTGGTACTGATCTAAGATTTAAACTAGGTGAGTATATTGAAATAGATAATGAGATTGTAAGAGTTGTAGAACAAGGACTAGTGGGTGCAGGTAATGATGCTCTTAATGTTGTTAGAGGTGTTCTTGGTACATTACCAGCAGATCATGTTAGTGGATCAATAATTAAAAAAGTAAATGCTTTGGCTCTTGAGTTACGAAGACCATCTATACTTCGTGCATCAGGTCACACATTTGAATATCTTGGTTATGGTCCAGGTAACTACTCAACTGGTTTACCTCAGGTACAAAACAGAACTCTATCAGATGATGAAGAGTACCTAGCACAGTCACAAGAAAGATCTGCTGGTGTAGTGGTCTACACTGGTTTGAATAACGAGGGTGATTTCTATATTGGAAATAAGAGAATATCTTCTTCTAGTGGTAAAGAAACATCATTCAATATTCCTATTCCTAGTGTTACTGGTGAAGCAGTATCAAGTAACTCTGTAGTATTTGATGAAGTTATTGTTCGTCAAAGAATTATCGTTGAGGGTGGTCCTCAACAAAATATACTATCTCAGTTTGATGGTCCTGTATCATTCTCTAATGATGTTAGTTTCACTGATGATATGGTCACAAGTGGAACTGTAGAACTTGGTGGAAGTATTAATATTATTGGTACATTCCCCACTGGTGCTAAGTTAAATTGTATTATTGCTGGTGTTGGTACTAATAAATCTGAAATTACTACTGATCCTGCATGTGGATCTGATCTTGTACTTAATGCTGCACCAGGTTTTGCTGTTGCGATTGCAACTGATACAAGATATACTGCTGATGTAGTATTTGATAATAAAGTTAATTTCAATGGATTTACATCATTCTCACAAAATGTATATTCATCTGCAGGGTTTGTAACATTTGCAGGTGGTCCTTTACATGTGACTGATGATATCGTTGCATTCTATGGTCAATCATCTGATGCTACATTGAAAGATAATATTTCTACCTTAGATAACCCACTTGCTAAGGTAATGCAAATTCGTGGTACTGAATTTGATTGGAAGGATGGTAATCCTAATTACAAAGGACATGACATTGGAGTTATTGCTCAAGATGTTGAATCTGTACTTCCTGATGCAGTATCTACAAAACCAGATGGAACTAAAGGCGTTCATTATAACAAATTAATTCCTCTACTCATTGAAGCAGTCAAGGATCTCTCCAAACAGGTAGATGATCTGAGCTCAGATAAATAATAAAAAGGTCTCCTTAGCATAAGATAATGCCTACCAATTATAAGACTATCATTAATTTTAGAGATGGTATTCAGGTTGATGCCAATGATCTAGTCTCCAATAATGGGCTGGTAGGTATCGGAACTACCATTCCAAGAGAGGAACTCGATGTTCGTGGTAACCTGATTGTTGAGAATCAGGCAAATTTTAGGGATGTAAATGTTGTCGGGCAGTCTACATTTTATGGTAATATTAATATTGCTGTTGGAAATTCGGTAGGTATAGGAACTACAATTCCTGAAGCTACATTTCAAGTTGGTGTTGGTACAACTGGTTTTACTGTTGATTCTAATGGTAATGTAACTGCTGCAACATTTGCTGGTTCAGGTGCTAATTTAACTGATTTACCTACTGCAGTATGGAATCTTCCTTATGCTGGAGCTGGTACTACAATTAATGCATTTAGACCTGTTGGTGTTGCTGTAACAAATCCTCAAGCAGATTTTGCAGTCGGAGATATTATTCAACTTGATGCTGTTAGTGGTGTAGGTACATTTGAAGGATTAGTAGCAAAAAATATAACTGCGGTCAATGCTAGTGGATCTGGTCAAGGTAATATAAATGGAGAAGTTGGTACATTTTCAACTATAACTGCAACCAGTAATATCACAGGATCATTAATTGGTAATGCTGATACTGCTACACTTGCAACCAACGCACAGGGACTGACTGGTACACCTACTATAACTGTTAACAAGATTATAGGTTCGGGTGGAACATTCTCCAACCTTACAGAGTTTGAGTCTATACAAGTATCAGGTGGAATCACAGCAAGCAATGGTATTGTTACTGCAACCACATTTAGTGGAACTGCAACTACATCATTAAATGCGTCAGTAGCATATGCGATAGCTGGACAACCAGATATTGAAGCAGATAAGATAGATTCTTTAGGTATTAATAGTATATTCATCAGAAATACTGGTGTATCTACATTTGGAGGAGAGGTCTCGGTAGGTAACTTCTTAGGTGTAGGTGCTACATCTTCTTCTCTAGGTAAGGGAATGGGTGTTATTGGTGCTGCTGACTTCTCAGGTAGTGGTACATTTGGTGGTGACTTAGCAGTTGAAGGTAACTTATCAATCGGTGGTACATTTGGTGGTGCAGTTAATGTTACTGATGTCACTGCTGGAGAAATTATTGCAACTGGTATTCTTTCTGCTACTACATCATCTAGTGTTGTGTTACATGATACAACTATAACAGGAAATGTAGTACAGTCAGCAGGTAAAAATTTAACAGTCGGACAAAATCTTTCTATTGGTGGAACAACTACATTTGGATCACAGATAAACTTTGGTGATGCATCAACACAAGTTGCTGCTGCTGGCACATTATTTGCTAATTTGAGTGGTATTATTACCACTGGTGGTATTACTGTTGGCGATCTCGATGTTAGTGGTACTTTCTCATATACTGGTGGAAGTATAGCAACATTCGGTTCGATATTATTAAATAGCAACACTGGATTTGTATCCTGCTCATCTATTGAGGCAGGTACAGGTATTATAAGTTGCACAGGATTAAATGCCAGAACTGGAGAAATTACTGGTGGTGGATTAAATCTTACAGGTCCTACTACATCTAATAACTTCTTCCAATCAACATCTGGTGTATCTACATTCTTTGATCTTGATATAACTGGTGGTACAAATAGTAATCTTCAATTAACTAGATTAGGATTTAATACTTCTTTAGGTGCTTTAGGCATCACTGAGGGTATAGCTCTCTGGGATGATGCTGAGATATATGTAAATGATTCACCTGCAAGTGGTATTGGTATTGGTACTACCTCAGGTAAGAGAGACAGTAATGTTGCTTTATATGTTGGATATGGAAGAGACGGATCAGGTAACTTTATCAATGGTCAGTCAGTATTTGAAGGTGGTGTTGGTATCGGTACAATGATGGGGAATGATGATGGTAATATGTTGGAAGTATATAAAGAAACAGTATTTCATTCATATCATACAGGTGTAGGTGGTACTGATGCTGGTCCTGCTCGTGTTGGATTTGAAACTAATAAACCACGCACAACTCTTGACTTAGGATTTGTTACTAGTGGATTCCTAAGAATACCAAGTTACTTTAATGATGATCCTAACAATACAGTACCAACAGGCGGTACTAGTGCAGGTACTGGTTCTCTATTCTTTGATACTGCAAGTAATACAGTTGCTGTTAAAAATTCCCAAGATAATTGGGTTGGTCTTTCAACTGTATTGAATACAGGTGACGATCCTGCTCAATATGTGCAGGAACTTGGTTTCATAGGTGGTGTTACTACTCAGGCAGAGAGATTATCTGCTGAACAAGGAGTTGCAAACATCATTCAACCTTATGATGAGGTAGGAGCTCAAGGAATTGGATGGGGTACTGCACACATGTGGTACAATAAGACTTTCAATAAACACCAGTACAAAACCAACCAAGGAATTGGAGTTGCTACACATTATAGATCATATGTTTCTACAGGAACATCCGCTATAGATATTGAACTAGATAGTAGTGGTACTAAGGTTTACATCACACTACCTGGTATTGGATCTGCTACATTAAATCTAGTCTGAGGAAAATAAATGGCAGCAAATAATTGGAGTAAGACAACTCAACAGTTATTGACTGGTACACCTGGCACACAAATATCATTTGGTGAAATTCGTGCTGCTATAGGTGATACTAGTAAATCTATTTCTGCTTCAGAATTACACAGACAAACAGACCTTGATGCACCATATGATTTTAGTCAGGGTAAATATCCATCATCATCAGCACCACATCTACCTTATGTTTTAGATGCTACTGAGAATGTTGGTGTACCTACCACTGGTGCAATTACACCACAGGATGTAAGAGGAGTCATAAAAGAATATGTGATTGAACAGGATACATTGACAGAGGAGGAGAACTTTAATGTTACTACTCTAAGTAGTCCTACAACACCTAGTATCAATGCTGATTGGAACTCAAACTTAAATAAAAATATATCAAAATTTCTCAAGATTAAAGGTAGACTAGTAAGTACTAATATATCAAATCCTGCTGCTGTTGCCGATCAACCATCATCTAACCTAACATTATTTGTTAACAATGCACCATCATCTTATGGTGTATATGGTGCAGGTGGTACTATCAATCAACCTGGCGGACATGCTATTAGTATCAGTCAACCATCAGGTCCTGCGATTAGAAAAGTATTTGTAGAGTGTGAAGGTTCAGACGCTAGGATATATGGTGGAGGTGGAGGTGGAAAAGATGGTGTTGATGGTGTAGACGGTTCAAATGGCACTGGAGAGTCCACTGGAGTACCTGGCACACCTGGTTCTGATGGTGGTACAGGTAGTGATGGATCAGATGGTGGTGCAGGTAGTGATGGATCAGATGGTTCAGATGGATCAGCAGGATCCACTGGTACACCTGGTATGCAAAGAACAACATTCCAACAAAGAGCCACAGTACAAAATAGGACAACAGCACAAAACAGGAGTTCTCGTCGTAGGAGATTTGGTGGGTGGCCTCGTAGTCGTCGTGGACAAATTCAAGGTAGAACATCATATCAAGCAACAAGTAGTGGACAAGCAAGGTCAGCAGCACAGTCAAAAATGGCATGTTTTGGTGGTGCAGCAGGTGGTGCAGGTTCTAAAGGTTTACATGGTAATTCTGGTGGCGGTGGTTCAGGTGGTCAAGGTGGATCTGGCGGTGGCGGTGGTCAGGGTGGAACTGGAGGACCTGCAGGTTATTCAGGACAAGGTGGAGTAAAAGGATTAGGTGGTACAGCAGCACCAGGTCGTGGCTGGAATTATAAAACTGGTAACATAACAGGAACACCTGGTAGTTTCGGAACACCTGGCACACCTGGTGGTGGAGGAGGAGCAGGAACACCTGGTACACCTGGCGGAAGTGGACAACCAGGAACACCTGGTACACCTGGCGGAAGTGGAACACCTGGCAGTGGTGGTACACCTGGTACACCTGGTGGTGCTGCAAGTTGTAGTGCTGCTACACCTGGTACACCTGGAACACCTGGTACACCTGGTACTTCTGGAACACCTGGTAGCGATGGTCAACCTGGTTCAAAGGGTAGCGATGGTCAACCTGGTCAACCTGGTACACCTGGCAATCCTGGTCAACCTGGTCAACCTGGTGGTCCTGGTCAACCTGGTGGTAATGGTGGTGACTGGGGTGAAGCAGGTGGTTCACAAGGTGGTGCTGCAGGTCGTGCAGTTGCTGGTAGTAAATATGAAGTTAAACCGAACAATGGAGATATTAAAGTAATTTACTAATTTTTATTATGTCAATTTACCCTTTGAGTCCGTCCCCTAATTTTCGGGGTGAGACACTATATCAAACATGGGAAGATGGTTTCACCTCAAACGAGTGCCATCGTATTATTAACTATGGTGAGTCTCTTTCACCAAAACCTGCTACAGTCGGTAATAATATTGATACCAATGTAGTGGATAGTATTCGTACATCTAAGACTGCATGGTTAGACTGCAATAATGATACAAAATGGTTATATGAGCGTTTAGGTAATATATTGAGAGTAACTAATGGTATGTTCTGGAAGTTTGATATCCGAGGATTTCATGAGCATATTCAATACACAGTATATGAAGGAGAAGATCAAGGCTTTTATAGATGGCATGTAGATAATAATATGCAGTCAGATGTACCACCAAGAAAATTGAGTATGACTGTACAATTATCTGATCCTAGTGACTATACTGGTGGTGAATTACAGTTGCATGATGGTGAAGTACAGACTGCAGTAAATAGTAGAGGACATGTAATAATATTTCCCAGTTATGTTTTACATAGGGTTAAACCTGTAACATCTGGAGTTAGAAGAAGTTTGGTAGTCTGGGCAAATGGTCCTGGATTCAAGTGATAGACAGTGATTTAAGTGTCTACTACATCCCCATTGTGAGGTAAAATGGTGTATAATATAGGTATGAAGAATACCCATCTTGAACACTTAGAAGATGACATCCTCAACAGTGGTGCTGTTGGTGGATTCAATGTCGTTTCCGTACTCAGATCATTTGGTAATATGCTCACAGGCACTAAGTCTGATCTAAGTGTTACTACTAAGTGGGATGGAGCTCCTGCAATTATTTGTGGCACTGACCCTGTTACTGGTAAATTCTTTGTTGGAACTAAATCAGTATTCAATAAGATTACACCTAAAGTATGTTATGATAATGTTGATGTTGATCGTTTCTATGAGTCAGAAGTACTTCGTGCAAAGTTAAAAGATTGTCTTAAGTATCTTTCTCAATTAAATATCAAAGGTATTATTCAAGGAGATTTATTATTCTCATCAGGAGACAAAAGATATGCGAGTATTGGTGGACATAGAGTTATTACATTTAATCCTAATGCCATTACCTATGCAGTATCGTGTCAATCAAGTCAAGGTATAGCAGTAGAGAGAGCAAATATTGGTATTGTATTTCATACAGTATATCAAGGTAGTTCAATACAAGATTGCAAGGCAGTATATAAAGCACCCTTATTTGTAGGCACAGAAGATATATTCATACCTAATGCTAACTTCAATGATGCTAAAGGTATAAGTCGTTTCAATAATAGTCAGAAGATCAAGTATATTGCTACTATTAATCGTGCGGAGGGTTCACTCAAGAGAGCATCAAGATTTCTTGACATCATGCAAAGTCATGGTCAATCTAGATTCTTAATGCCAACACTATTCAAGCAATTCTTTAATAACCAGATTCGTACTGGCAAAAGTATTCTAAACACTAGAAGAACAGTTGCACAGTTTGCTAAGTTTTATTCTGACAGACTAGATGCAGAAATGAATGCTAAAACAAGTGCTAAAGGTAAAGAGAGATATAAACAAATGAAGGCAGAAGGTCTTAACTTTATTGCTAGGTATCAGAATGAGATATATTTTACATTTGCATCATACATTTCTATTCGTGATGCCAAGAGAATGGTCATAACACAGTTAAATAAGGTTGGTCAAATAAGAACATACATAGGAAATACACCAACAAATCCAGAGGGATATGTTGTTTCTACCAACAACTATGCTATGAAGTTTGTTGATGATGACTTTAGAAAAGCAAACATTCTCTTTGGAATACAATGAAAAAAATTGCTGTTATCGGTGCAGGTGTTATTGGTATCAACTCTATTCTACAGTTGATAGAAGAGCGAACTAATGCTGATGCAGAGAATGATTGTAGGATAGTATGGTTGTATGATACATCAATAGATATATTTGGTATTGGAGAGTCAACAACACCATCATTATCAGGACAAATTGCTAGTCCACCATCATATTTAAGATATGATTCTAAAGATTATTTTGATGCTACTATCAAGTTTGGTAATAGATTTGTAGGATGGGGTAAAAATGGGGGAGATTTTACCAGATATTTTCCTATGAGTACTGCTGCTATTCATTTTGATACTAGATTATTCAGTAGTTTCTTTATTGAACATTTAACTGAAGAAAGTTGTTATAATTTTGAGTCAAGGGATACTAAAATAAGATCAATAAGTTTCGATCAAGACCCTATAGGTGGACATTGCTTCGGTGTTGTTATTGATGGAGAGACATATGATTTTGTATTAGATTGTAGTGGTGGCAAATCACTGGTGAATGATGATTATTACTTTGATTCACCCTTTGAGACTTGTAATACAGTTCTTGCTACTAGACTACCAGAACCTGCAGATTGGGGTTATACATTGACACAGACCACTCGAAATGGTTGGATGTTTGGAATTCCATTACAAAGCAGGAGAACTTATGGTTATGCCTATAATTCAAGTGTCACAACAGAAGAGGAAGCACAACAAGAGTTTAGAAGTCTAATTCCTCAGGAAGGATATCAATATAATAAGTTTACTTGGAAACCCAAATTCTCTAACTATGTACTACATCATAGTGGTAGATATGCTCGTAATGGAAATGCGTTGGGATTTCTTGACCCACTTGAAGCACTAGCAGGTATGTATTATGATAGTGTGACAGATAAGATGGCAAATTATGCTCTTGGCGATACATATAATAGTATAGACCTTATTAATAATATCAACAGTTGGTATTATCAGGAGGTTGTTGGAGATTGGTTATTAAATTCAGCATGGATGTATCATTTTGGTTCAGAACATGACACACCATTCTGGCAACAAGTCCAGAAAAATGCTAAAGATATATTAAATAATAAGGAAATTAATCCTTGTCGTTTAATAAGTGATGAACAAACATTTACTGATGATTTGTTTAATATTATAGGGGATGACCCAGAAATGAGAAGGTTATTTGTTCATGATTTACTTGATGTTGAGTTTACTTTCGATTTCTGTCGTGATTACTATAACTTCAGTTCATTTACTAGAGGAATGAGTGCAGATTATGCTAACAAGTTTCCTACATTTACATAACTTATGACTAGAAAAATTGCTATTATTGGTGGTACTGACGCAGTACAGGTATTATTGAATTGCGTGTCACATAGGGATACTATGGATAGTGTATATCAGGATGATGAAATAGTTTGGATTCGTGATTGCTCTCATATTATTGATGACTATGGAATACAAACCGAGTCCGAGTGGGGAGAAATAGTCGGAGAGAATACTACATTAAATTCAATGCATCTATCAAAATTATTAGATGGTAAACAAAAATGGGGTAAAAAGTTTATTGGATTTGGTAATGACACACCACATAATTTTTATGTACTGTATGAACTAACTCATGTGGGTTGGCATTTAAACGGTAGAAAAATGGTAGATTTATTCTGGAATAGTTATACTAATACTGCTAAAAATGTCAAGATGATAGATGCTCATGTAGAATATATTGATGTACAAAACGATCATGTTAAAATACTTGATGAGAAGTATGATTTTGTAATTGATTGTACTAAAGGTGCATTATGGGATCATAATTCTTATAGTGAAGCATTATATAATCCAACAAATGCATCTCTAACAGTTCATAAAAAGGTAGAGGGTAAATGGAATTATACTGCACATATTGCAGGTAAACATGGATATTTAACAGGCATTCCTATTAAAGATGCTCAAACATGGATATATTCATACGATAAAGATATAACAACACTTGATGATGCTATTAAAGACTTTAATGACCATTGTGAAATAACAACAAATGAGTTGCCTAAGATAAGTGAGTATGATAAAATGTTATCAGACTATTGTATTCATCCTAATAATAGGTATGCAAGATGTGGTCGTGCATTGGGGTTTAACGATGAGTTAAACAACTTTAAAAACTATCTTGAAGGAGATTTAGCAGAAGCAATAGCAGAATATCTGTTTGAAGATCCTGAGAGACAACAGACAGAATATCAAAGGTTAGATGTAGAGGACAGGTATCAAGATGGCAAAAAAGATTGTGCATCATCACTCGGTTTCTATCTACAGGAAGGTTCTCAATATAAAACTGAGTTCTGGAAACAAACTAGAACAAATGCTTGTTTATGTTTAGAGAACAGAGAACACTTTGATATATCTACAAATCTCATACAATATGAATATCTTAAAATGAATGAACTCATCCCACCAGAAGAGAATATTCGTTTAGATTATTTTAGGAGATTAGCAGATGATGAACAGCGTTTGAGACAAAAACAAACTGCTGTATCTGATGAACCTTACAGATTGTTAGGTAGTTATCAGATATTTACTGAGACTACTAGAGGTCTCGGTTCACCTTATGCTCACCTATTTCCATTAATGACAGACATGTTACCACCATCATCCGAACCTTTCGGAGAAATCAACCTCGATCCAATAACATGGTAAGAACTTTAATTAAGGATTTCCCACTTACCGAGGTTATCAGAAAACCTATGAGTAAAGACACATACACAAAGGAAGAAGTGGATGCTCTCATCAAGTATGCTATTGATGAAGCAAGAAAGATTGATGAAGAGTCAATGCGTAAACATAATCGTGATGCTACTGTTATCAGTATGATATTAGGGTTTACTGCACTTGCGTTATTTGTTGATGGTCTGTTAAGATTATTAGGTATCATTCCACCTTTTATGGAGATTGATATAGATGTACTTGATAAGATTGTTGAGAGAGTGGAGACAGATGTAGTGGACAAACTGAAACAAGTGCCTATCCAAAAATTACTAAGAAGATGATTTCATTTTTACTTTCAATGGCAGGATTATTAAACCTGTTATTTTATATCTTTGCTATTGGTTTTTTAATCTCACTAGGATTAGAACAATGGATTAAGTTTAGACCTTTATCTGTTGATGCATCAATGAATGAGAGAAACAACTACATAGTTCAGAGCAACAGAAAATACTGTTGGAGACAAGCGTGGGTAGTTAACATTAACTGGTTCGCTTGTAATGTAGGTTTATATTTTGTATCAAGAAGTATGTTAAATCCAGTGGACAATTTTTGGAATGGGATGTAAAATATGTGGTATGTTATATTCTGGACAATATTAACAATTTATCTTTTGAAACAAGTAGGAGTATTTAAAAAATGACATTTCTATCATGCCCACCTGTATATCATTTACCAGGAACATGGACAGAGTGTAAAAAACCATTAATCAATCATCTTAATCTTGAACCAAGTACAGGATTTATGATAACCCTTGGATTACTCTTTATAGTATTAGTTGTTTATGGAATTACTAATTTAAACAAAGCAAAATGAAATTCGACCCGAATAGCATCCCATTAAGGAATACATCACAAGAATTTGAATTCGAGAAAATATCAAGAGAAATTGATAGATGTAATGATGTAAAGGAGTTGCAGAATATGTGTAAGTTTCTACTCAAATTAGAAATGAAAACTAGGGAGACATATAGTATTATGATTGCTGATACTATTGACGCAATGAATTTAGATATACCACAGGACAATTTGTAAAGTGTACACTAGTGGGTTGTCAGACATGTTAAATGATGTATAATAAGAATGTCGAAACAAACCAACATAAGACTTTCAAGGTTGCGGACACCCAAAGTGAAGTCATTAGATGACTACAAGATTTAACTAGAATAGTTAAAACCACTGGCATACGCATTTAAGTCGAACTTAAGCAGTTGAGTTTTGTTTCGACCCACCTCACACCAATTTAATTACTGTCACAAGAGACTTTCACAAGTCTCTTTTTTATGTCATAATAATATTATACAAAGGAGTTAATTATGTCATACTGCGATTTATGTCATGTCTATGATGATGAGCATACCGATGGTGAACCTGATATGCAGACAGGGAGATATTATAAACCATTACTAGACTATTTCTATAGTGTAGAGGTCATGGGAGAAGATTGGTGCGACTATAACTGGGGAACTCTCAAAAACTCAGAAGGCGATGTAGTCACTTGTATGTGTCAAAGATGTTTCGGTTCTATGCAGAGGATGGGTAAAGTCAAATGGAAATGCTCATCATGAATTCAGTAATATCAGGAACAAAAGCAAAGCAAGATGGACACAAGTATGAAGAAGAGTGTGTTCATCTTTTAAATGAACGATTTGGTGGAGACCACAAAACCGATGGCAGACCACAAACTAAGGTAGATGTATATGACAATGAAGGAACTAACAAATATTCAGTAAAGAATGTATCTAAAAACCATACCCAAGTAGCATTGCTATCAAGCAAGAAGTTTATAGATTACTTTGGTATTAGTGATAGTCATTGCGAATACTTTATAAAAATGTTCTTTGGATATCCAAATAAAAAACTAGTATCTATTGTTGAGAGCATACATCCATACTTAAATCTTAGTGATGCTGAAAAGAGACAAAATAGAGTATATAGAGATAATATATCAGATGATATTGTTGAAAGTTTCTTATTATTCATGAATTCATATAAGATGGAGATATTTGATATTATTGTAAAAAGAGGATTTAGTGGGGATAGTATTAATCATATAGTATGGAGAAATAAGATAACAAACAATGTTGATATTATAAATGTTGATTCTCTCGTATCACTAGTTGAAAATGGTACATGGAAAATAAATAATACTACACTAGAGTTCAGAACTAGTGACAACTTTAAACTATTCCATTTACAAATGAAAGGAAGCGGTAAAAAATATAATAGTGGTTATCATGGGATGATGTTTCACATGTATTGGAGGTAGTATGAGAACGGATACCACACTTGAAAAGAAGGATGAAAAATGGTATAATAATCAACATATACATCCAAATGCTAGGGAAGATGTAGTGGACAGTAAGGAAAGTGACTACAAACCTGCATATTGGCAATAATTATACACTATACTGAATACATACGAAATTATTAAATCATTGATTACACTAAGACCTCATCAAGAACGAACACTTGACAAACTAAAACAGTTCGATAAAGGTTGTGTGTATATTCCTACTGGTGGTGGTAAGACTATCATTATGTTGGAAGATTTAGTACAACGGATAGAAACTGCTGACGCTCCATTAACTGTTGTTATTGTTGCACCTCGTTTATTACTAGCAAATCAATTATGTTCTGAATTTCTAGAATATACTCAGGACAATGATAACATAGTTCTCAATGACAACTTAAATATATTGCATGTTCATAGTGGAGAGACATCTTTCGATTCATCTACCAAACCTCGTTACATTCATGAGTGGATAGTTGATAGACAATTTCAATTACAGCATCAAATCATATTTTCTACATATCACTCACTAGGCAGACTAGATGATGCTATGATAGATGTTGATATCATGTATTGTGATGAAGCACATAACGCCACTCAGAAAAACCATTTTGTTGGAGTTGCTAATACATCTACCAATGCATCTAACAGTTATTTTTTCACTGCTACACCAAAATACACTAGACAAGTAAATGGTAGAGGTATGAATAACACCGATGTATTTGGTAAGACTCTAATTAGTGTTCCTGCACCCGAATTAATTGACAATGGTAGTATTATACCACCAAAACTTGTAATACATGAAACAGATCATGTAAGAACTAAACAAAATGCACCTGATGTTGATCGGGAAATGATATTAGAAATACTAGACGATTTAACAGAAGAACAGAGTGCTAAAGTTTTAGTTGCTGCTCCTAATACTTCAATATTGTGGAGAATATTATCACAGACAAATCTCTTATATGTCTTAAAGCAATTAGGTTATGATGTATTACATATTACATCAAAGCATGGTGCTTATGTCAATGACAAGAAAGTTGGTCGGGATGTATTCTTTAATACTTTAACAGAGTGGGGAAGGGATGACAACAAAAAGTTTGTTGTATTTCATTACTCTATATTATCTGAAGGCATCAATGTTCCAGGATTAACTCATACAATACTATTGAGAAATCTACCTGTTATCGAAATGGCACAGACTATAGGAAGAGTCATAAGACTACATAAAGAAGATGCAGAAAATATTGCTAAAGGCAATATTCCAGTTGGTAATTATCAATTATATCGTAAATCTCATGGAGTGGTTACAGTTCCGTTATGTGGTAAAGCATCACTCTCAACTAGGAATAGACTTCAAAAGTTAATAGAATTAATATTTGAAGATGGACTTCCTGCACATTCATTCGCTAACTCTTAACAATGGCATTCCTACACACTATTTTCTATAAAAACAATGGTAGTGGTTCTATGTTAGAATCAACTATCATAGCATCATCCCCTGATGACGCTAAAACAACATTTCTATCAACAAATCCTGATGCATATATTGATAGAATATTAACAACAGTACCTGCTAAGTAAACATCATGTTTTTTGAAATTCGCAAACAAGAAGTAATTTTCTATAGTCCAAACTTAGGACTTCAGAGTGTTATTGTAAATAGCAATAATCCTGATGGTGCTAGACAATTAATTCTAGAGCAATATGGCAATGTTGATATCAAGAGAGTTAATTCTCTATAGGAGGATATCATGAAAATCCCAAACTGGCAACACCATAGCAAAAAAGAAAAGAAAAGGACATTAAGACCACAGGCACTTAGAAGTGCTAAAGAGCGATTGAGACACTTTAAAAAGAGGCACAAGCACCTGTCAAAAGGTGCTTTTTTGTTGCTATACTAGATGTATAAACAAAGAAATCAATTATGCCAAACACACCACCAATTCAAATTGATGAACGAGTGATAACAACAGCACCAACTGATGCACAGGCAACTCAGGCAGATGTTTTAAACTATGCAGAATTTCTAACTCAAATCCTAGAGCAACATTACAGACAGTACCATAGAAATATGTTGCTAAGAGGTAGTTCAGATTATTCTAATCAACAGTTGGAAGCAATGGATAATGGAACTGCAAACTTAATGAAGTTCAGAGTACAAAAAGGTAAGAAATACCTTAAGGTTATTCAACAAGAGTTCGATACATTCCAAAACAGAAATGAGTACAGAGACGGTTCAGTTCACGCATTCATAGACAAAAACACAGGCGATGTATATAAACCTGCAAGTTGGAAATCCCCTGCAAAGCATATTAGATACAACTTACTTGACCCCAAATCTCGTGAGTATTGCTACAAAGTTGCAGATTGGGTCGGTTCATATCTCTATCTAAGGTAATACAAAATGATATCAATGTCAACCATAACTAAACAACAATTCATTCAAGGCAATTACACTATGAACAATCTCGATCTTTTAAGTGATGTATTAGAGGATTTTTGTACTAAGCACAAGTTACCATTTATGAGTGCTGATGATCTATTGTATGCTCATGTATATGCTGAGATCGATGCATTAACTCAGTATCAACAAAACTGGTTAAGCAATTATATCCAAGTGTGGGATTTAACTCAAGATCAGGGGATTACATCATGAGACAAATTATCAATTATTCTTTTAGAATAGAAATTGTAGGTGACAACGATGATGCACCAAACCCAGTTCATTTATGTGAGGAAATTCAAGCATATCTCAATGCTCATGTATGCATAGATGATGGCGGAAGCGGTCAATTTGTAGATGCTCAGGTAGTAGGATATAATGTTAAAAGAGACGATTTCAACCCATTTTATGCACAGGAGAATTATTAATGGACAAAGCACTAATCAAAGAACTAAAATCTTTTTTAGTTGAGCGAGTGGTTGATAATATGTCAACCGAGGACTTAGTATCATATGTTACAGCAGACCTTGATGACCTATACAAAAACATGAGTGATGTTGAATTTATCAATGATGCTCAAAACTATTGGGAAGATCATTTTGGCGAAGTTGTTGACGAGATTCAAGATTATATTAAGTGTGATTTCAAAAAACCATTAAGAGAATCATTCGAGGAGACAAATTAATGAACCAGTTTAAAGTTGAATGCTCAGAAGTAAATTACTTTACAGTTTTTGTTGAAGCAAATACTGAAGAGGAAGCAAGAAAACTTGCTAGAGCAGATATTAACTCATTTCCAGTTGAAGAAGAGTTCACAAGTGAGTGGACAATTGAAACTATAGAGGAGTTATAATGGCATTAAAGATGGACAAAGACCTTAGAAAGTTGATGAAAAAGTATGACTTTAAACTTGAAAAGGTCGGCAAACATTACACATGGCATGGTGCAAATGGTGCTATAATAGTAACATCCAAAACACCAGGAAAAGCAAGATATCTCAAAGAGATAGAATGCAACATTCGTAAACAACTCAGCAATTAATCATGACTAAAAGGCAATTTTTCCCATCACATTCTGATTCTATTAATGATAACGAGGTAGGATATATGACCTACCTTGATTTACTAACAGAATTACAAAACTTTGATGATGATAAACTACTTCAGAGAGTAACAGTTTATGATACTCTAGATGATGTATTTTTACCAGTAGGTAGAATAATATCAAGATTTACAACTTGTTTAGAAGTATAGTGTGACAGTTAAAGAGGTTGCACACTAACACCTGTTTCTTGTATCATTACCCATTATAATAGTAATATACAAACGAAGTTCAAAAATTATGCGAAAAGGATTAAACATACAAGTCACCTCTAGTCAATATGATTATCTCTATGATTTAATCATGTCAGCATACGATTTAGATGTTCCCGATCAAAAAGGTTGGGATATGCAAACTTTCGACAATCTTGTTGATAATGTATGCCAAGCAACATCAACAAATCTAACAAACAATGTAAAAGGAGTTTAACATGAATTACAGAATGACTAAAAAACAAGCAGTTCAGCAATTTAGATGGGATTGGTCAGATTTCTTACAAAGCAATCCATCATACAGAGGAGATAGTATTGCTAAACGATGTGCATTTAATGACTATGTTGATGGTCTCAACAAAGATGGTCTAGTAACAGATTATCAAGCATACAACTGGAGTAACCCATTCTAATGAGAACTTACATTTTTAAAGACTATCTTGCAATGGACAATGGCAAGTTTTTACCACTTCAAACAATAGAGAGCGAAGCATTCGGTAGGCACTTCTTTATTGATATTGGATTTAATTTCATATCAGCACCTAGTTTAATAACTGGTGGATATGATGAGTCGCAACTTGATTATGTTAGCAACTGGACAGACCTCGAAGGTGTTAACCTAAATGAGTTATTTGACATTAACAGGCAACTATGTTGGAAGCAATGGCAAGAAGATAAAGACAAAGCACATTCTGATATGTGTGAATATATGGAAGCAGTTGAAAATGGCGAGATCGCATATCTATAAACAATGTGCAAACAATTCACTAATCATAAGATCATGAAACTAAAACCAAAAACAATTAAGGTAGAATTTACATTTGATGAATTATATCAAATGAACAAATTGTATGAAACAATGTTGGATATGGATATGACAGAAGACCTACCCAAAGAAATTGAAACTAGTTTTGATAAAATTCGAGAGGCAAAGTAGACAGTTTAATTAGTGTCTACTCATGCCTGTTTTTGGTATCATTACCTATTATAATAGTAATATACAAAGGAAATTCAGAAATTATGAACAAAACTCAAACAGTTATGAACCGAATCGTACAGGTTGACAACTTTCAGAATATGGCATGTTGTTGTGCTAATTGGGATGAGTTCGTAATTGAGTTAGCAGAGTGGGGTGTTGACGGTTGTGCTAAGATCGATTTTGATGACCCAGAGTTAGATGTTGCTAGACTAGATGCATTCATCAAAGCAGAAAATGGTTACATAAGGGAGGTTGCATAATGACATTCAAAAGTGACCTAGAAGCAAAATTAGAGTATCTCAAGGCATGTCAAAGAGAGAATTTTAAAAGAGAACCAAATCATCCTCGAAACAAATTTGATTATGCTATAATAGTACCAAATCATCCCTTAGGATATCATGAACACTACGCAATGGACTTTGAAGTTGCAAAGCAATCGGCAAAAGAATGGTCTAAAGAGTATGGTCGGGTACAGGTCGAGGACAAAAACCTAAACACAGTTTACGCTATTTTTTAATTATGCCACAAATCAATCTCACAATAGAAGAGCATCAATCACTTACAAGACTTTTAAGTCATCCTAAAACAGACAAGTATCGAAACAACTTGTATGATAATCGAACATTTGACTCAATGGAGGATAAGGTATTTGATGCAGTAAACAATTTAACACTAGAGGATTTTTAATCATCATGAAAACATTTACTAGAAAAGAATACAACTTAGTTGCAAATGCACTTCAAAACTATAATCTGTATATGTCAGATAGTGAGAAGAAGATCGCTGAGATAATACAAGATAAATTATATTATTTCAATGCAGATAAGGAAGTTGATAAGGCATCAACATCAAATGAAATCAAATCACTCAATTTTAGATAATGAGCAACATACATAACGAGACAATCCTAGAAAACATCTATGACGAGGTGTGGGAAGAATACAGGATTAAACACAATTTAACCGATGACCAGTTATATGCACTTGAGCAAAATACTGATACTGGCACTATAGTTGAGATTACAGTAGAAACTACCAGAAGATTTGATGCTATGTGCCAATAATATTAGTGTCACAACAAACCCCTATTAGGGGGTTATTTTTGGTTATAATAAGAGTAACAAACAAACACAGGTAACACACATGAGAAAAATTGAAAGAGACATGAACAGAGCAATCAGAACAGGCAACAATTTTTCATCATCAAATACAATGGTTAAGCAAGGTTGGGAAGGCGAAGCAGATGTATATTTACATGGCAATCACATAGCAACAGTTAAAAGCAATTCAATCATCATCAAAGATGGCGGTTGGCAATCAAACACCACTAAAAGCAGACTAAACGCACTTTTAGATGAGTTTTCATACGGTATGAGAGTTTTTCAGAAAAACTTTGAGTGGTTCGTATCTTACAAAAATGTCAGCGAAGACTTCGTAAGCGGTATGGAACTAGCGATAGACTAATGAAAACTACCGCTTATTTCTTTCTTTCAATCGTCCTTTATCATTCTTTAAATTATGTCAGCATACAGCAAACTTTTTGAATTCGTAGATTACATTTGGTCATTCTACGGAACTGAAGACCCATTATATCCTATTAAGGGATTAACAAAAAAGCACATCTTTGACGCTATTTTTATATACAGAGACAAAATAATTGAAGCAGAGAAAACTGGTAACCCCTATTACAGTTGGGGCGATGGCGATTCACTAGACAGAGAGAGAGTAAGGGATATAATTCTAGATGAGTTCAAACTTGAGTGGGTGGGTTAATCATGAAAAATAACAAGTCACCACAGTTGCCCGAATTCAACAAAAAGAAGAAAACACAGATCGAAAGAGATATTGCTTACTGTATAGACACACTAGGATTAAATAATGGTCAGATCGGGGAAATGTTTAGAGCGTGTGAAGACTTAGGGAATATCTCAGTTCAGTATTTTTGTGAAGAGTTTATTTTTCTTGCTGAACCAGATGAATTAGAGAGGTATCACGATAGTAACTATCTAACAATTAAGTGGGGGTTAATGTAATGCCGAGGAAAAGTAAATTGTCAATGGATAAGTTATCATCAGGCATCACATATTTCACTGGGGTTAGTGCTACTTTAGTTGTCGTATTTGCTGACAATTATAATAACTATTCAGTTGTTAATTTCCTTGCTAAATATCAAGATGAGTTGGGAATCGCCCTAAAAAATGATACATATCAAGAGGAATACGATGGTTGGTTATTACATACCGAGGCAAGTTCGGAAAAAGATATTGATAGAATATGTGCTATAATAGAGGAGGATATAGACATTGACGAGTGTTATGTTCTATCACTAACTAACAACAATTAAATACTATTATGTTATACAATGTGCAACTTAGTCATGAACAGTTAAGTATACTTAGAGTGCTACTTATGAATTATAAAGTGAAGTGGGCAAAAAATAATACACCTCTACCTTTACATATAACAGACCTAATCGATTCAACTGATTATCAACTAAGATGCAATTTAACAAAGGAAACTATGTAGAATTCCCCGATAAAATGCGTGGTATTGTTGATTTTATAAGTGAACAATACATAACAGTTTGTGTTAGTGTAAAGAAAAATGTGTGTGGTCATTCTTTACAACCAATGACTAAGTGTTGCCTGTTAGTGTATCCTAGAGAACAAGAACAGTTAGTGTTAATTAAGGAAGAAAGTACCTTAGAAGATATATACAAACCTCACACAGATTAACCCCTTCTGAGTGTCATTTAGAGGGCATACATGAGTGTTTGTGAGTATATACGGAGAGTTATTAAATACCTTTTTAAATATACATGAGTGTTTTATTCTTCTCTCAGTAAATGTTAATTAATGTGAGTAAATGTACGGAGTTGTTGTTAGTTAAGCGAGTGTACTATGGATACAACTAAATGTCAAGTATCAGATCATAATATTACACAGAGGTCACAATTTCCTCACAGTTCTTGTTAATTAGGCACTGTAATTTGACATCTGCCAGTTACTTTGCTATAATACAGTTAATAACACTGAGGAACTGCAATCGTATGGCAGAGTATTACTTAACCCTTGAAGATTACCAGGAAAGTAACAACAACTCAGAGTATAATGATGACCTTGATTATTACCCACGCACAGGCTATTATGAGACACTAAGTAATAACTATTATTGTAATTACTGACACTAAGTAACACAAATTGACAGGTTATTTCGTGCCTTATATGTTATCGTGTTATTGTGATGCGGTTTAAATCGAAGGAACCTTTGTAAGCTATAAACGACCCAATTCGACCTTGCTATATCTCTCTATAAAAAAATAATCCAATATATAAAAACGAACATCAGGATTCGTTTTGTGAAAAAAAATATCCAGAATATAAAAATTGCCATAAGGTTCGACCCTGTAGAAGACAAGTTAGTATTAGATCTGCCTGAGAGCATATGCAACCAGTTTGATTGGTATGAAGAGAGCGAGGTTACTATGACCGTGGAAAGTGACGGAGTGTTTCTAGAATAAAATAGGGGTCGTTGACTGTACCTATATAATCTGTTATAATATATGAAGTACATTATTCATTATGGCTAAAGGATTTACTGTTAAGGCGAAAACACCAAAGAAGACTAAAGAACCCGAATGGGATTATGATAAAGCATGGGAGATGTTGAAGGGCAAGGCAATTGTATTCTGTATGCCTGGTCGTGGATGCTCATTCCAGTTCTTAAAGAGTTTTGTTCAACTTTGTTTTGACTTAGTTCAGCATGGGGCGAGTATACAGATATCTCAAGACTATAGTAGTATGGTCAACTTTGCTCGTTGTAAGTGTCTAGGGGCGAATGTTCTCAGAGGACCTGATCAGATACCTTGGGATGGCAAACTAAACTACGACTACCAATTATGGATTGATAGTGATATCGTCTATGGAACAGAGAAGTTCTTACAACTAGTTCTTATGGACAAGGACATTGCTGCAGGTTGGTATATGACAGAGGATGGTCGTACTACTAGTGTTGCTCACTGGTTAGATGAGGGCGACTTCCGTAACAATGGTGGAGTTATGAATCACGAAACAGGTGAGACCATGACTAAGCGTAAGAAACCATTTACTGTAGACTATACAGGTTTTGGTTGGTGTCTAATTAAGAAAGGAGTATTTGAACATGAGGGTTTGAAGTATCCTTGGTTTGCTCCTAAGATGCAAGTATTTGAATCGGGCGATGTTCAAGATATGTGTGGGGAAGATGTGAGTTTCTGTCTCGATGCTATAGAAGCAGGATTTGAGATATGGTGTGATCCTCGTGTAAGAGTAGGTCACGAGAAGACAAGAGTTATATAATGTCAAAGACAGTTTACACAATCTATATCGGTGGAGTTGAGAAGCACACCGATATAAGTGAAACTGAATTTCTGGAATGTTTAGAGGACTATGCTTATTCGTATTATACAAAGAACTATCCAGACCCATCAACAATATCACATACTATGAAGGAGATTAATGGCTAAAACATTTACAAACTTATCAGGTGGTCAGTGGATTGAAAGAATCCCTAAAAAGACTCGTCAAGGACAAGGAAAACACTCAAAATTTTCTAGCACCGCCCGAAACGCTGCTCGTAAACCATATAGAGGTCAAGGTAAATGAACTTCTGGGAATTTTTACAGTGGGCATGGGAAACTCTAGGATGGGTTGAGGGTGCTTTATTTACCGTGTGGTTGTATGGAATGTATTGGGGTAAGAAAAGAATTGACGAACACTTCAGACGCAGAAGGAGCAAGGAATGACTGAGAAAAACAAAAGGCACCTACATCTAGTTAGTGATGATACACAATATAAGGACTATGCTATGGCTGCATTAGATGAAGCAATCTATGATGCCATTACTTCTGAAGCAGATGAGTACGACATATACAATACTATAATGAATAGTATTAGAAAAAGAGGTAATGATCATGAAATTGCAGCAGAGAGATGTAAGAAGTTGTCAGATCTATTAGATGGAGTAGATATAAAGAAAGAAAAAAAGGTTAATTATGATGAACCGAGTCCACCATATAACCCTAAAGAATGGGACTAATCTATAATCTCACGGAAACTGGTATAAATAATCGAGATACCTAGAGCCTCTGCATGGCATGGCAACTTCCAAGGCATTTAAAGACATAGATCTTTCTTTTATGCCACACCCTGTTTCTGGAGATATACGAGTCCTTTCAAATGAGGAAGCGATTAAGAGAGCTGTAAGGAATTTAGTCCAAACAATAGATGGGGAAAGACCTTTTCAATCTAATCTTGGTACTGATGTAACTAGGTCTTTGTTTGATTTTGTTGATTATGGTACTGCGAGTGTCATAACTCAGCAAATTTTTGATGTTTTAAGAGGGTTTGAGAGTCGTATAGCAAATACTGTAGTAAGGGTAGACCCCAAACCTGACGAAAATACATTTGAAGTGTTTATTTCATATGATATTGTAGGTCAAAGTTTCCCAACTCAAGCATTTGACTTTATGTTGGAATCATCTAGGTAATAAGGAATGCCATTTACTAAATTTACTAACTTAAATTTCGCTGAAATTAAGGAATCTGTCAAAGATTACCTAAGAGCTAACTCTGATTTTAAAGATTTTGACTTTGAAGGGTCAAATATGTCGATCATTGTTGATATATTAGCGTATAATTCGTATATAACTGCATTTAATAGCAACATGGTTGCTAATGAATCCTTCTTGGACTCAGCAACATTAAGAGAAAATGTCGTTTCTTTAGCTCGAAACATAGGATATGTACCAAGATCACGAAAATCTGCTGAAGCAGTGGTTGATTTTCAATATAAATTTAATGGAGATAGTAATACTATCACTTTAAAGAAAGGTTTAGCATTAGTTGGTGCTGTAAATAACACAAGTTATACTTTTTCTATTCCAGAAGATGTTACAGTTAACAGTCCTTTAGACGCTGGAGGAGTAGGTAATAATAATTCTCCTAGAACTGGGACATTTTCTGGATTAACAGTATATCAAGGTACACTTTTAACTAAAAAATTCGTTATAAATGGTAGTTCTGACCAAAGATTCATTCTTGACAACTCATTTATTGACTTAGATTCGCTCAGAGTAGAGGTTAGAAAGTCTGGATCGTCTGGAGGACTAAGATTTTCTAGAGTTGATAACATTATTGAGGTTACTCCTGTCTCAAACATCTATTTGATACAAGAAATTAAGAATGAGACCTATGAATTGCTTTTTGGAGATGGTCTTTTTGGTAAAAAACTAGAAATTGGAGATGTAGTTGATATTTCTTACATTATAACTGATGGTAAGGATGGAAATGAAGGTAAATTCTTTACTTTTTCTGGAAATATGGTAAATGATGCAGGAACTTCTATTGCATCTACAAATAATGTGCAAGTAACTGCCACTCAAACCGCTAGAAATGGTACTGATATCGAACCAATTGACTCTATACGATATTTTGCCCCTAGAATGTACTCCGCACAGAACAGAGCAGTTACACCTAGGGATTATGAAGCAATAGTTCAGTCAATTTATCCAAATACGGAGTCTGTTTCTGTTGTTGGAGGTGAAGAATTAGATCCTCCTGAGTTTGGAACAGTAGTTTTGAGTATAAAACCTAAAAATGGTACATTCTTATCTGACTTTACTAAACAAAACATATTAAACAACCTAAAACAGTATGCAATTGCTGGAATTAACCAACGAATTGAAGATTTAAAGATTTTGTATGTAGAATTAGAATCTTTTGTCTATTATAACAACAGTATTACGGATGATAAAGACCAACTTAAGGCAGAAGTCGTTACATCTCTTACTGAATATGGACAATCTTCTAATTTAAACGCATTTGGTGGCAGATTTAAGTATTCTGAGTCTCAACGAATTATTGATCAAACAGATCCAGCAATTACTTCCAATATTACGAAGGTTACTATTCGTAGAGACCTAAAAGCACTTATAAATCAGTCTGCTCAGTATGAATTATGCTTTGGTAATCAATTTAATTTAAAAAAAGGTGGTGGAACTATCAAATCTACTGGATTTGGTATTACTGGTGTTGAAGGTGAGGTGTATTTTACTGATATACCAAGAGATGATGGTCTAATGGGTGATATTGCTGTATTTAAACCTGCTACATCCGCAACAGAGGATGCAGTAGTTGTTGTTGGGTCAGCTGGTGTTGTAGATTATGTAAAAGGTGAAGTAATAATCAATACTATCAAGATTTCATCAACAGTTAAGGATAATAACATTATTGAAATACAAGCGTTTCCAGAATCTAATGATATTATAGGATTAAAGGACATTTACCTTAATTTGGACATATCAAACACGACGATAAATATCGTTAGAGACACAATATCTTCTGGACAGCAAATTTCGGGCATAGGATACAAAGTCACCTCTAGTTACTCTAATGGATCGCTAATCAGACAGTAGAATGATCGAAACATATTCTCCCTTAAGTCCTAGGGTAAAAACTTATCAAGTCGTTAGCGAAATAATACCAGAATTTGCTAAATCAGAGAATCCTCTGTTTGAAAAATTCTTAAAACAGTATTATATCTCTCAAGACTTCCAAGGTGGACCTGCAGACATTGCGGAGAATATTGATGCGTATATTCAAGTTGATAATTTAACTACTGATGTAATAAGAGGGTCAACTACTCTTGTTGGCACTATTTCAACTGCAGATACTACTGTAACTGTTGATAGTACTGATGGATATCCTCAAAAATACGGTCTTTTCAAGATTGACAATGAAATATTCAGTTATGCTGGTATAACTACAAATAGTTTTACTGGTGTTTGGCGTGGTTTTAGTGGAATCTCTACATTTTCCAAACAAAACGATCCTGATCAGTTAGTATGGGAGCAAACTGTTGCTGGAATTCATACTAGTGGTGCAAATGTCCAAAATCTTAGTTCTTTATTCTTAAAAGAATTTTATAGGAACTTAAAAGCAATGTATGCTCCTGGTTTAGAAGGAGTAACGCTTTCACCTCAATTAGATGTTAGTAATTTTATAAAAGAAGCAAGAAGTTTGTATGAATCAAAGGGAACTAATGCTTCATTCAAAATTCTCTTCAAAGCACTCTTTGGAGTTGATCCAAAAATTAATGATTTAGAGAAATTTCTAATAAAACCGTCTTTTGCAAATTATTTGCGTAGAAAAACAGTTTCTGTAGAATTAATATCTGGAAATCCTCAAGCATTAGTTGGTCAGACACTTTTTCAAGATAATGACCCAACAAACCCTGAATTAAACGCAGCATCAGGTCCTATTTCTGAAGTATCACTAATTAGAGACAATTATTTCAAACTTTCTCTCTTTACAGGTTTTGATGAACGAGGTTTGACTGATGGTATCTTCTATGTACCTGGTAGAAGTCAAAATATTGGAACTATTGGTATTGGTGCGTCTGTTATTACTGTAGACTCTACAATTGGGTTTTCTAGTATTGGTACAATCAAAGTTGGTGAGATAGGAACCTCTTTTTATCAGACATTTGATTATAATTCAAAAAGTATCAATCAATTCTTTAATGTTAGTCCTCCAGTAAGTGTACCAATACCAAATAACAGTACAGTATCTACTTTTAACATTGTTTATGGATATGAGGGTGGAGATCTTACTAAAAAGGTAGATATGCGTCTAACTGGCGTACTTTCTAAATTTAATACTGCTAGACCTCTCCGAAATTTAAAATCTACCTCGGATATCAAAGTAAAAAACTTAGGAAGGTATGTTGCTAACCCAAGTTTCAATAAAAGTTACGAAGAGGTATTTTTTAACAGTTGGGTTTATAATACTTCTACTAGATACCAAATTGGAAGTTTTTCAGGATCTACTTTTACACTTCTTGGTGATATTCAAAAAAGTAGTTTAAAAGTTGGTGATAAAATTGAAATTTTGCGTAGAAACAGTGAATTAGTTGTTGCTCCTCTATTAACAGTCTCTACTATCGATGTAACTTCATCATCTATTAGTGTTGATGGTACTATTCCTACTCTTGACTCTATTTTGTTCTATGACATCCGAAGATTGCAAAATAAAGTCAAATCTTCTATTGTTCCAGTAAAAGGTGGACAAGATCAATTATTAACAGATATTAATAACACATATATTGTAGATGAGAATAAATCAGAGTCAGGTAAGAGAGAAGGTTTTGTTGCCTCTAGTTCTCTTCCTAGTTACACTATAGATTCCGATAGAATTCATGCGGAGTTGATAAATCCTTCTCTTGCTGGTGGAAACTGGGAAGGATATGATAGTGTAGAAAACAGATACAGTATTATTTCATTTTCTGCAGATGTTCCATTTGAAACTGGAGATGAAATCATATATGCTCCAGATCCAGGAACTGAAGTCATTGGTGCGTTAGATGCACCTAGTTATTTTGTAGAAGTATTAAGTGCAAAAAATAAGATAAAATTATATCGATCTCGTTCTTTTATTAAGGCAAATTTACCATCATTCTTTACTGCACCCACTTCTGCTACAGGTACACATGATTTTATACTTGCTAGTCAAGGAAAGAGAGATATATTCCCTGCGAGACCAATAAGACGATATGTTTTAGAGCAGCAACTTAAAAGTGGTAAAGAAGGTCAAACTACTTCTGAACTTACCGTAGATGGTAATACAGGAATGCTTGTAAATGGTATTGAGATATTAAACTACAAAGGTGCGGACACACTCTTCTATGGTCCTGTCAAAACTTTAAATGTTCTAAACAGTGGTTTTGATTATGATGTACAAGCACCTCCAAACATCACTATTAGTGATGAAACTGTTAGTGTAGGAAATACTGCAGGTGCAGTTCCAGTTTTAAGCGGAATTGTAACAAGTGTCGTTATTGACCCATTTGATTATGACCTTGAAAATGTTATTAGTGTAGAAATATATGGTGGTAATGGTAGTGGTGCCATTGGTAGAGCATTATTAGAAGAAAGATTTAGACAAGTATATTTTAACGGTATTAGTACCAGTCTACAGGGTAATGTTAGTGGAACTTACAATTCATTCAATCTTGATAAAGCACATAATTTTATAACTGGAGATAGACTTGTATATGATAATAATGGTGGTGATAACCTTGGTATTGCTACAACAGGAGGAATTGCTGACTCATTAACATTATTCAGTGGTCAAGATTATTATATCAATGTTATTAACTCAACAGATTTTACTATTCATAATAATAAGCAAGATTCAATTGTTGGTATTAATACAATCTTAATTGACGAGAATGCTGCTTTACTTAACGGAGGTCTTCATATTTTCCGTACTTTTGATAAAAGACTTACTATTAGTAGAATTAGTTTAGAAAATTGTGGTTCAGGTTACGCAAATAGAAATATACTTGTTAAACCAGTTGGAATTAATACTTTTAATGATTCGATTGAGTTCGTTGATCATGGACTTACTGATGGAGAAGTAGTTGAGTACGATAATGGTGCGAATGCTATCATAACAGGTCTCAGTACAACAAAACAGTATAAAGTACTAAAGATAGACAAAGATAAGTTTAGACTCGCTGAGGCAGGTAATAGGGGTGATAGAGAAACCATAGATACAAACTACGATAATCGTCAGAATGTATTTTTAGATTCTGTTGGTGCTGGAAGCGGATACCACACTATTAAATATCCACCAATTGTATGTAAAGTTAAAGTATTAACTAAAAATCAGCAACAAGAAGAACCTACCGCAACCGCAGTTGTTAGAGGTCAGATTGATGATATTTTAATATATGATCATGGTTCAAACTATGGATCTAAAATTTTAAATTTCGCAAATCCGCCTATTATTAATGTTCCTACAGGACAATTGGGTCAGATTGGTCTTGTTGTTTCAAATGGTGCTATTACTGATGCATTTGTTGCAAATGGAGGAGTTGGTTATGTAGGACCTCCTGATCTCACTGTTGTTAGTGTAGCAACTACAGCTCAAGGTGCAATCTTAAGAGCTGTTGTAAATGATGCTGGAAAGATTACAGATGTTAAAGTTATATCTGGTGGTGTTGGATATGCAGGAACTAATACAAGTGTTAATGTTACACCTGTTGGTCAGGAGTTTAAAGCAGAAGCGACTGTAAGGTCTCTTACTGTTAATAAGGCGTATCGCTTAAATCCTTCTGAATTAGACTTCCTACAACCAATTGGAGAAGGTTTAGCGGTTAATATGGTTGGATATGGTAACTCTGTTCGGACTTTCTTCGATGATGATGGAACAGGTCACTCTCCTATCGTTGGTTGGGCATATGATGGCAATCCAATTTACGGTGCTTATGGATCAGTTGACATTGATAATATTCAGTCTGATGTTAAAAAGATGGAGTCTAGTTATGAAATATCAGCAACTAATATTGTAAATAGACCTGCTGCTGCAGAATTTCCATACGGATATTTTATAGATGATTATGTTTATACTGGAAATGGAGATTTAGATGAACATAACGGAAGATTTACTAAAACTCCTGATTTTCCTCAAGGATGCTATGCGTATTTTGCTACAGTAGATAATTTAGACAATCCACAATTCCCATTCTTTATTGGAGACACATATAGATCTTTTGCTGTTGAAGAAAATACTGTAAATGGTAAATTACTAGATCAAACTACTTTTGAGTTTTCTACCTCGGATCTTATAAGAAATACGCAACCATATAACCTATTTGGTGATAATGTTAGTTACGACTACTTATTCCAACCATACAGAATCAATAATCAGGTTTCAAATCCAGATAATTTATTAGAAGGTGCTATAGAGACTATTGATGTTTTAAGTAGGGGTTCTGGTTATAGTCTTGGTGACAAATTAGTATTTGATAATACAGGAACTGGTGGTGTTGGATTAGATGCGGAAGTTCAAAAACTTCATGGAAAACCAATTGATAATATTAGTAGTTCTGTCATTACATTATCAAATCTTCCTCTTCAACATACTAGAGACGGAGTTGTATTTAAAGTAACTCCGTATCATGAATTTGATGGTTCTGATACTGTAAGAATAACTGGTATATCAACTTACATTAAAGGATTAGAAGGGTTTAAGAAAATCGCAGTTGCAGGTTATGGTGCATCTTTGACAGATAATGGTTATACTGGTATTATTACAGATATAAGAGTTAACTTTGTTCCTCCTAATGTTGCAGTAGGTGACTCTATTGGTATTGGCACAGAAATTGCTCGAATTCTTAAGTTCTTCCCTAGTGAAAAAATTGTTAGAATAGAAAGATATGCTGGTTTTACCACTGCTGCAGTAGGATCTGCGGTCACATACTTTACTAGTGAGTTTATAGTTCCTGTAGAAACAGATCCTTTTGATTCTTTTTTCCAGAATTTAATATATTTTAACCCTAAAGAAGCAGTCGGTGTTGGAACAACTGTTGGAATCTCAACTACTGTCAATATATCTCTTAACGGAGTTACTAAACAAAGATCTATTCTTGCACAAACTCTATATCTACCTAATCATGGTCTTCAAACTAATTCTAAGGTCACCTTCGACAAACGAGGTAATACTGACCTTTTTGTTACTGATTCCATAAGTCCGTATACTGCTCCAAGTGCTTTGAGTGGTGATTTCTATGTTATTAGTAACACACCCAATACAATTGGTCTTAAAACAAATACAGACGGTCCTGCTTTATTCTTTACTACAACAGGTGATGATAAGGCAAATTATTCACTAGTAACTAACTATAAACAAGAAACTGCAACTGTTAGAAGAAGTCAAGTAACTATTCAAACAACGGAAGATCATGGTTTAGAAGAAAAGGATAGATTTGATCTAATAGTTAAAACAGGATTAACTACTGGTATTGGTACTTCTACAAGAGCAACAGTCAAACTGATTGATGGTTACACTATTATTAATCCTTTAGATATTCCTACAAGCGGAGTCAATACTGTAACTAGTATATTTACTATTGAGGATCATGCTTTAGAAACAGGATTTAAAGTTTTAATGTATGGTTCTGGTGGAGATCCATCTCAACTTCCTGCGGGATTAGAACAAAGAACATATTTTGTTTTAAAGATTGACGCAGATAAATTCCAACTAGCAAATACAGAAAAACAACTTCGTGCGAATCCACCTGAAGTTGTTGGATTTACATCTGTGGGGTATAGCGGACAAAGTATTAATCCTATTAATCCACCAGTTACAGTATTCCGTGAAAATAATATTGTATTTGATCTCAATGATACTAGTCTACTAGGATCAAAACTTAAATTCTTCTATGATAGAAATAATTTTAATGAATATGTTGGAACAGGACTCACATCAAATCTAGAAGTTGTTGGATTTGGCACAGTTGGTATTGGAACCACAAATGCTGCTGATATGCCATATAAGCAGATTAATTTCAGTGAAAATCTTAAAAACACTCTTTACTATGCGATAGAAAAAGGTGGGTATATTACAACTAGTGAAAATGATGTATTATATGGAAATGAAATTAAATATGCTGATAGCGGATTTAATGCGAAAGGATATCTTGCAACTGGAGTAGCTGGAACTGTATTTACCGCTAATATTGCTTCTGAACCAGAAAAAGATCATTATACTCAAGAAGACTGCGAGGAATTATATTACACTCATATAGGTGCTGCTGCAACTGGCGGTGTATCAAAAATAAAAATTATTAACGGTGGATCTGGATATCAAAGACTTCCTGCGGTAACTTCTATAGGATCTAGCGGAATTAGTGCAGAATTAGAATTGTTTGGAACTAATGTTAACCTATTAGATGAAGTTAGTGTTCCTACAGATGTTTTTGGATATCCTTCTGATAATACATTGAAACCAGATGCATTCTTACCTAGAATCTTGTTGATTAAGAATGCTAACAAAGTTCTTTCTGCGTCTGTTACATTTGGAGGAAGATCTTATCTTAATGCACCTGCTCTTGCTGTATTTGATAAAACAACTGGAGAAATTATTACTAATGGTCTTCTTCTTGCAGAATTGAGTGATACTGCAGTAAACAGAGTAAATGTTGTTGTTGAACCTAGAGGATTGACTGCTAACGATTATGGTATTGCACCTTTAAGAAATAGTAATGGTATTAGTATTCTTGAGGCATTTTCAGATGTAGGAATTCTTACTTGTAAAATTACTACTCCTGTTCTTGGTTATGATACGGAACCATTCCAAATTGGCGATATTGTTTATCTTGAGGGAATAGATTATACTGCTGGATCAGGAGATGGATTCAACTCTGGAGATTATAAATTTATTGATTTTACAATTGCTGATTACAATAGTGCAACTAATCCAAGACAAGTTACATTCACTTATACTGGATTAAGTACTAATCCTGGAATTGGTGCAACTGTAGTTCCTGGTTTTGGTCAAATTGTAAAATCTGAAGATCTTGCAAGATTTGAAGCGGTTAAATCGTTCTCAGAGTTTAGAAGCAATGAACCATTAAGAAGAAACAATGATTTATTTACAGATTTGATAATGACCGATATTGATGTCAATACTGGCATCATGGTTGTTAGTGGATCTTTAAATATCCAGATTGATGACAAATTACTCGGAACTAATAGTGGTGATGTATGCGAAGTACAAGATATAACAGAATTTGATGGATACTTTGATATTTCGTCTACAATTGATACAAATGTTGGTTGGTCAGATAATATTGGTTTAATTGGAGATAATAATCAATTCTTACCAGATAATGATTACTATCAAAATATGTCTTATGCTATTGAGAGTGAAAAGACATATGAGGATTTAATTACTTATGTTAACGATATTGTACACCCTGCAGGATTTAAAAACTTTGCAAATACACAAGTTTTAGCAACAGGTAACGCTGGTGAAACATTTATTCCTGCTGATGATGCTGGTGGATTAGTTCTTGACTTTGTTAATGATCCTCTTAGAGTAGATGCTATTTACAATTTTGATGTTGCTAGAGATGTAAACTCTGCTGATAATTTATCTAAATTTATAGAAATTCAGCAAACAAGACTTGCAGACTTTATTCTATGTAAAACAAATAGAGTTTTATTGCATGATGATATTAGTCCTCAATTCATTAGTAATGAATCTAATGATTTAAGTGATAGTAGAGTTATTGCTGCTACTATTGCTGGTAGATATTTCTCAAGATATCTTGTACAAACAATACATGATGCACAAGATCCAACTAAAAATCATTATCAATTAAATGAATTGATTCTTATTACATGTAATGAGGATACTTACTTAGTACAAAAAAGTGCTCTTAACAATACAAACCAAGTTGGTTTAGCAACTGGATACGGTGAGTTCTTTGCTCAGTATAATGTTAATAATGGACAAACACAAGTAAGAATTAAACCTTACGAACCATTTGATACAAACTATGATATTAAAGCATTCCAGCAAGGTTTTGCTGATAGTGTTGGTACTGGTCAAACTGAACTAGGTAATGCAGAAGTTAGAAGCGTTAATATTAGCGTAGGTACAGGAACAACAACCGATATTGTAGGAATCGCTACTACTAGTTTAGTGGGTTATCATGGACATATTGTAGTTATTAACAAAAATGATAATAGAGTAGACTATCATGAATTAGTCGTGCAACATGATGGTGTTGACACTTACATGACTGAGGTTGGATCATTTAACAATAGGCAAAGTCTTGGTGGATTATCTTCTCCACAGTTTATGGGAACATTTACTTCTGCTATTGATAGTGGAGTTGTTCAACTTAAGTATGTTCATAGTGAACCACAATCTGTAGATCTCAGATGCAAGTTCATGTCTTTCAGTCCTGTTGGAGTAGGAACTACATCAGTTAAGCATTTTAATATCCCATTTACACCTGAAGGATCGGAAAGAAGTGGAAGAATAGTTGTTGGTTCTTCTGCAACAACAGGAATTGCAACTGTATGCGGAATTACATCATTTACTGATCTATCTTTTAAATCTACAGTTTCTGTAAGTTATGGAAGTACTCAAACATTCCATCAAATATATGTTCTATCAGATCCTAATAAAGTAGATACATTCTTATCTCAAGGACCTATTGCTGCAGTAGGAACGACTACTGGTATTGGTACATTTGGTGCTGAGTTTAGTGGTAGTAATGTTAATTTGGAGTTTTATCCAGATTCAGGAGTTACTGGAATTGTTAGTATATTTTCTTATAATGAAATAATATACAAACAGAATGATCCTAATGGACTTCTTGCTGGTATTGGATCATTTAACTATGGTCAAATATTTGAGAATCAAACTCAAAATACTTACTTGGGTATAAACAATAGAAACCTTAGAAAATTTGGATTAAAATATCAAAATACTCCAATTTATCAAAGAGCAATTAATCCACAAAATGTTAATGAAATTAATAAAGGAACAGGTCTAATTACGGTAAAACATTTCTTCTCTAATACAGAAAAAGTAAGTTACCTTCCTGATTCTAATATTGTTGGACTTGCTGCAAGTGCTTTAGAATATTCTACTGGATATGGATCAACTGTTCTTCCAAGTGAATGTTTTGTTGTTAAATCTAATAATAATCAATTCTTTATTTCTACATCAATTACTGATGCTAGAATTGGTAAAGGAGTTACTTTTGCACAGGATAAGGGTCAAGGTAACCTTCACAAGTTTACAATGGATAAGAGAGATTCTAAGTCTATGATCTCTATTAGTGGTCTTGTACAGAAACCTTTATCACATACATCCATAACATATGAGTTAGATGTTGGTGTTAATGGTTTTGTTACTTGTTTTGCTTTGAGTGGATTAAGTACAATAAGATCTGGAGATTTACTCAGAATTGATGATGAGTATAGTATTGTTGAAACAGTTGGTTTTGGTAGTACAACTACAGGACCTATTACTGGTATTGGAACTTGGAGTCTTGTTGAAATAGAAAGAGGAACAGTTGGTAGTGCAGCAACAGTACACTCTGCTGGAGCAACTGCGAGAATCTATAGAGGTGCTTTCCAGATAGTTGATAGTGATGTATATTTTACAGAAGCACCTCTCGGTGGTGACTTGGGTATGATTGACCCAAGCAATCTTCCTTACCCTAGAGCATCATTTGGTGGAAGAACTTACTTAAGACAAGACTATGATACTAACCAAATATTTGATGATAATTCAGATGAGTTTGATGGTTTAGAAAATATATTCCCATTAACATCTACAGGTGTTGCTGTAACTGGTATTGGTTCAACTGGTGGTAACGGAGTTCTGTTTATTAACAGTATGTTCCAAGCACCATTTGGTGAAAACAATGAAGGTGTTGCAAACTTCAAGATTATTGAACAAACTCTTGGTGGTATTGCTAGTGTTAACTATACAGGTATTACTTCGTTTGGATTTACGGATCTAATAATTGATGAAGATGATGTTAACCAAAATCAACTACCTAGAGGTGGCATCATAGTTTCTGTTGCATCTACACCAGGTCAAGGTTATGCTCCATTCAAAGGTGCTAAGGTTCAGGTAACTACTGGTAAAGATGGTACCATTACAGGCATTACTGGTATATCAACAACTAGTGATTTTATAGACATTGAAAGTGTTGATTATGATAAGACAACTGGATTTGCAACTGTATCTACTGCAAAAGTACATAGATTTGGAGTTGAAGATTTTGCTAAGTTAGTTGGTTTAGAATTTACTTGTTCTGATTACATATCGGGAATAACAACTCTTGGTATTACATCATTCGTATATGATCATCTTGTTGGTATTGCTACAATAATTACAGACTCTACACATGGATTTACTGATCCAAATCTAGTAGGTATAGTAACTAATGGATTGACCTTTACTTGTGATATGGATGGTTATAGAACTAATCACACATATCCAAGATCTACAGATCCTGCAAATAACAAATTCTTAGAAGTTAGAAATGTAACTAGAGATGAATTTGATGTAAATGTTGGTATATCAACTCAGGTGAGATATACACCTGTAGATGCGATTTATGATGCTGTTGCTGGTATTATGACAGTGACTATTGGATCACATAATATCATGTCTGGAACTAGTGTCAAGATTGATCAAGAATCCATCAATTTCCAGTGTGCGATGGATGGTCTTTCTACTACTAAGTCATATCCTAGAACAACTGATCCATATTTTGACAGAGCAATTTCAGTTGCATCTACCACTGCAACAGGTATTGCTATAACTGTGGGAACTTCTCCTATCGTTAATTATAGTATTACTACTGCAACTTACAATCCATCAACAGGTATTGTGACTGCTACTATTGGACAACACCCTCTAAAAGATGGAACTTCTATTAAGTTAAAAGAAGGTTCTCTAATCTTTAGATGTGAAACAGATAATTATATTTCAACTCATACATATCCACGCAATATTATTGATACTCAGACTATTAACGGTGCTGAATATGATGCTACTGCTGGTATTATGACAGTTACTGTAATACCTGGTGGTCGTTTAATACATGATGGAGATTTTGTAAGATTTGATAACGATTCTATTAGATTTACTTGTGATATGGATGGTGGAACATCTACTAAATCTTATCCAAGATCTACTGATCCTTATAGTGGTAAATGGGTACCAATTACAGGTATAGGAACTACTTCATTTGCAGTTAATGTGGGTAAATCACCTATACAACCTTTTGCTATCTCTAGTGCTATCTACGATCCTACTGCTGGTATTGTAACAGTGAGTATACCTGATCATCAATTCATGACTGGTACTAGTATAAGAATATCTCCTGAATCATTAGCATTTAGATGCGGTCTTGACACATACCAGAGTATACATTACTATCCAAGGTCAACTGATACTGTTGGTTATAATACTGCAGTCTCTATTGCTTCTACTACAGTAAGCACTATTTCATTCCAGATACTTCCAACTCAACCATCGAGTAATGTATCAACTCATCATCATGTTCCAAATGATAAGTTATCACCAATCAATGCAACATACGATTCTATTGTTGGTATTATGACTGTTACAGTCAATAATCATGGACTTTCAAATGGAGATTATGTGAAGTTTGATGATGGGTCTGTTAACTTTACATGTACTAGAGATAATAATCAAAAAGTTTGTGGATATCCTAGACCTAAAGATCCTTATCATAATACATGGGTTAAAGTTTCTAATGTAACTACTAATACATTCAGAACTAATGGTATGAAGTCATATGATCATGCTACACATACTTTTGTTTCTGGTACACCTAACAGTATTACTAGATCAGTAATCGTAGGTGGTGGTGCATATAATCACACATTCGTCAGTGCAGGTGTCGGTAGTATGGATCAAAAGCGTGATAGAACATTTGATCAACCAGTTAAAATTACTGCTGGATATACTTTAGATACTGCAGAAGATATTGTTTATGATCCTGTTGCTGGTATTATGACAGTAACTGCTGCTGCTCATGGAATGATGAACGGCGATTATGTTCTTATTGAAAATAATTCAATAAAACTTGAATGTTCACAGGACAACTATGTTACACCTCATCTATATCCAAGGATTACCGATCCAATTAGCGGTGATTGGGTAGCAGTTGCAAGCACAACAGTTAACTCATTTGCTATAGATGTTGGTAAGACTAATACTGGTGATCAATATGTTCATAGATTTGCTGGTGCGGTAGAGAATGGTATTAGAAAACAGAATGGAACTGTTACTTTCCAAGCAGGTATTTCAACTGATACTACTGAACATCGTTATGATATAATGGCAGGTCATGAGGCATCTAATGCAATTATTAGTGGTGGAAACTATGCCCATACTTTTGCTAGTGCATCAACTGGAGCGATTAGAACTGGTGGTGGATTTAATCATAGACTTGTAAGTGCTGCTTCTAGCACTCTTTATATTGATTCTTGGACAGGTGCTGCTTTGACTGTATCTAATGCAGTATATAATCCTGAGACTGGTATTGTTAGGTTTACTGCTAAGAATCATGGATTGGTTGCTCCAGAAAGTTTGAAACTAAGAGGTATCGGTGTTACTTGTGCATATGGTACAAAGACTTATCCAACAGGAGAATTTGGTTATCACTTTAAAGTTAGATCTGTAGGAACTTCAACATCATTTGAAACATTCGTTGGATTCTCTACTGTACAGCATGACTATACTGGTGGTGGAGTGGTACAAGTTGGTGTTACAAGTAATCTATTCCCAAGTTTTGATGAGGCGTATCCTATTTCAGGTATTGTTTCTGCTCGTACATTTGAAGTAAATGTCGGACCTAATACAATCGGACATACTTATGTGAAAGGTGGTACAGTTGCTGAATGGTATCCTTTATCTTATGGTTCTGGATATAGAACTGGATTAGGAACTATTGGTATTGGAATATCATCTCCAACTAAGGGAGTGAATGCTGAACTAACTGCTATAGTTGGTGCTGGTGGATCTTTGATATTCAGTATTGGTGCTGGTGGAACTGGATACACTGGTGAATATGATTCTGTTTTTGCACCTGAACCAAATGGCGAAAACTTGTCTATTGTTGGAGTATCTAGAATAGGTGGTGGAACAGAAACTGGTGTTGGTTGTTCTGTTAGTGTTCAAATTTCTGGTGTTAGCACAACTACTGGTATTGGATCAACTTTAGCTGAAGTTTCTGAATGGGAGTTTAGTAAGAAAGGATATGGATTTAAGCGTGGAGATGTATTTACTGTTGCTGGTCTTTCTACAGATCCTAATGCAGGTGATAACTTTAGAAACTTTGAATTAGAAGTTGTAGAAGTATTTTCTGATCAAGTTGCTTCTTGGCAGTTTGGTAATATTGATTATATTGATAATATAAAACCAAATCAAAATGGAAATAACAAGAGATTCCCACTATACTATCAATCACAGTTAGTCAGTTTTGAAATTGATAGAAACGATCAAGATTCTAGTGAAATTGATTTATCTACTGTTTTATTAGTATTCATTAACGGAGTAGTTCAAGAACCAAATATCAATTACATATTTACTGGTGGTTCTGTAATTGAATTCTCTAGTGCTCCAACTGTAAATGATAATGTTGTTATATTCTTCTATAGGGGAACAATAGGTCAAGATAGTTTTATCTTTGATATCAATGAGACTATTAAAACTGGAGACACTCTAAGATTAGATAAGAGTGCCGAAATGCAATTTAATAGAGTTAACAAAGATCAGTCAAACTTTGCTCAGATTGATGATAGAATTATTAAAAGGATTGATAGTGCTTCTACAGTAGAAACTCCATTCTATCAAGGTCCAGGTGTCAGTAATGATAATTTCAAACCTATGACATGGACTAAGCAAAAAGGAGATAGAGTTATTGATGGTTCTTTAGTTTCTAAAGCAAGAGATTCATATGTATCTCAAATAAATCCTAATGCAAATATTATTGGAGTTCTTACTTCAACAGATAATTTTGTATTTGTTGATAGTACTGCTAACTTTAAAGATACTGATAATCAATTAACAGAATCATTTGGATTACTTGCTATTGCTCCTGTTGGATTTGGTACAACAGCAGCTACTGGAGTTAACTTTGAGAATATATCTGGTGTTGAACCATTAGTTGCTGATGTTGCTGGATATATAGGTGTGGTTACTGGTATAGGAACTACTGCTGGTATTGGTACTGATTTAGCACTTGAGATTTTGGTTGATAACCAAGAATATGTTAATGCAGGTAATGATGCAACAGGATTCTCAACAAACTATCCATTCAAATTATATGGAACAGGTATCAATACAGCAGGAATTGCAATAACGAGTATTGATACACATGACACTGATATAGTTTCTATCAGCACACATTATGGAGATAATATTTACTATGCGAGTGCCATTAGTTATCGTAATGGTGGTCGTCAAGGTATTATCACTGCTAACATAGCATCATATACTGACACTAGTGATATGGTTGGCGTAGGATCCACTGGATTTGCTTACGCTCACTTCACTTGGGGAAGATTTGGTAATGTAACCAGAGCTGGTGCTCCTATTGAACTAGATGTTAAAGGACTATCTTATGATAGTCAACTTAGCAATTTCCCTCTAGTTATTAGAAGGGGCGTGGGACATAGAGGAACTGGAGCTCTGCCCAAACTTCTATAAATACAAAAAAGTTAGACCTTTAGTGCTACAGATGTAATGGCCGCAATTATCACAGATCAATTTAGAATAATAAATGCTAATAATTTCGTTGACTCCGTAATTAGTGGTGATAACTCCTATTATACTTTTTTAGGTCTGGCTAATCCAACAGAAACTGGATACGGAAGAACGAGTACATGGAACAGTACAACCGTTGAACCACCATCACCAACAGATAGTATTAGTTACATAGATCATGTATATGATACTATGATGTTTGGTAGAAAAGTTTTACCTGGTGATGTTCGTAGATTAGTAAGAAAAACTCAATGGACAAAAGGTACATCATATGATATGTTTCGTCATGATTATGATGTAACCAATAGATCATTAGTTTCTAACTCTAGTAGACTATATTCTGCAAACTATTATGTAATCAATAAAGACTTTAGAGTTTATATTTGTATTGATAATGGATCTGCAGGTATTACATCTACTGCAGGTGCATCCCTTGATGAACCTACATTTACTGATCTTGAGCCATCTGCTGCTGGTGTTAGTGGTGATGGTTATTTGTGGAAGTATCTATTTACAGTTCCTCCTGCTGACATTGTAAAGTTTGACTCTACTGAGTATGTTGCTGTTCCTAACGAATGGTCAACAAGCACTGAGAATGAGATTAAAGTGGTTCGAGATAATGGAGACTCTACAGTAAATAATAATCAAATTAAAGTTGTTTCTATTGATGGTCAGGGTGAGGGTTATTCTTTCCTTGCATCTCCGATAGAAGTTGATATACTAGGTGATGGAACTGGGGGTAAAGTCCGAGTTCAGACCAATACCAATGGTCAAATAATTTATGCAAAAGTTACTGCTGGAGGGCAAGGTTACAGTTTTGGTAGGGTTGATCTTTCTTCTATTAATGGTAGTGCTACAAAGTTTGCTAAATTAACACCTATCATTCCTCCTTCTAGAGGTCATGGATTTGATCTTTATAAAGAATTGGGAACTGACAAAGTTTTAATTTACACTAGATTTGATAATTCTACATATGACTTTATTTCTGATACAATATTCTCTCAAGTAGGAGTTGTTAAAAATCCTGTTGCTTCAGGTGCTGGATCTACTTCTGTTCTTAATACATCAGAATTTTCAGCAGCTAACGCTATGAAATTTACAGGAGATCTAACACAGACTCTTGTAGTTGGTGCAGAAATAACACAAAATATACCTGGCATTGGAACTGCCAGAGGTTATGTTTCTTCATATGATGTGAATACAACTATAATCAAATATTTCCAAGATAGAAATCTTTATCTTCATCCTTCATTGTATGATCAAACTGATAATATAGGTGTTGGTGGAGATGCAAAAGTTCTCGATTTTACTGCTGCTGGTGATGCTGTCATCTCTAGTGGATTTAGTGTAAACATAGATGGAGGTTTCTCAGGAATCTCAACAACTACACCATCTGGTAAAGTTGTAGATCTTGGAGTGCAGTTTACAAGTGGTCTCGCTGGACCTGAGATAAATAAAAGAACAGGTGAGATTATTTACCTTGATAATAGACCATCTATTACAAGAAATGAACGCCAAAAAGAAGACATCAAAATCGTATTAGAATTCTAAGAAGATGCCACAACAGACCAATCTTAATGTAAGTCCCTATTACGACGATTTTGATCCTAGTAAAGGTTATCATCGTGTCTTATTCAAACCTGGTTTCCCAGTTCAGGCTAGGGAACTATCTACTTTGCAATCTATTCTGCAAAATCAGATAGAAACTTATGGTAGTCATATATTTAAAGAAGGTGCGTTAGTAATACCTGGTTCAACAACATTTGATGGAAATTATTTTGCTGTTCAAGTTAATCCAACACATTTAGGTACTGATGTTTCTGTATATGCTAATAATATAATAGGAAAAAGATTTAAAGGACAAAATAGCGGAGTTACTGCAAAGGTAATTAATTATATTACTGCTACAGAATCTGATCAAGATTACGATACTTTTTATGTAAAATATATTGATTCGTCTACTGATGGAGATTTCTCATTCTTCCAAGATGGAGAAGTCCTTGTTGCAGAAGAACCAGTAACTTACGGTAATACAACAATCAATATTGGTGGAACTCTTGCATCTACAATTGCATTAAACGCATGTACTACAGGTTCTGCTTGTTCTATTGATGAGGGTGTATACTTTATCAGAGGAAATTTTGTAAAAGTAAATAAGCAAACAATTATATTAGATCAGTATAATCAATCCCCATCTTATAGGGTTGGACTTCAAGTTTTAGAAAACACTGTTAGTGCAAAAGGAGATGAGACTTTATATGATAATGCTAAAGGATTTTCTAACTTTGCTGCACCAGGTGCAGATAGATTACAAATAACACTTGTTTTAACTAAGAAAAGTATTAATGATTTTGATGATACTGATTTTGTAGAAATACTTAGAATTAAAGAAGGTGCAGTATTTTCAATAGGTAAAGATGTAAGTGAATATAATAAAATAAGAGATTATTTTGCTAAAAGGACTTTTGATGAGTCTGGAAATTATACTGTTAATCCATTTGGTATTAATATTGCTGAGTCTCTTAATGATCGTCTTGGAAATGATGGTGTATATTTTAAAGGGCAAACTACATTTGATAGTAACGATCCATCAGAAGATCTTGCATGTTTAAAGGTAACTGCTGGTAAAGCATACATCTTTGGATATGATGTTGATGTAACTGCTCCAACTATAATTGATTTTGAGAAACCAAGATCATTTGAAACAGTTGAAAATCAAGCATTTAATTTTGAAATGGGGAATAGATTCCTCGTTAACAATGTAAGTGGTATTACTACACTTACTGAAAGAATAGAATTGATGGGAGGTCCTCTTGGTGGAACTGCGACTGCTGCTGGTACTGCTGAAAAAATTGGTGATGCAAAAGTATATGGATTCTCTTTAAGAGATGCTGCATACGAAAATAACGGAACTGATTGGAACTTATATCTTTATGATATTCAAACATATACATCATTAGAATTAAATGATAATGTAACTGCATCAGAACTTAATCAGTCTGGATTTATTGTCGGTAAAGAAAGTGGTGCTGAAGGATATGCAGTTTCTGCAGGTGCTGGATCTAGTAGTATACAAGTTACTCAGACTGCAGGAACATTCAGGAGAGGAGAAAAAATTAGTATTAATGGTGATGAAACAGTATCACGAACTATTGAAAAAGTAACTTCATATGGTATTAATGATGTATATGAGTTTGCTCAGAGTGGAAATAGTTTCACTGCTAGTAAAAAATTAAATCAAGTAATTCCAGTTGGTTTTGGTGCTGGTCAATTTAATATTGCTGCTGATGGTACAGTTACTTCACCAAGAGCAGATAGTTTCTTAATTTTCAAACCTGGCGATATATTTTCTTACGGTGCTGCTAATGATACTTCTGGTTCCTCTCTTAATGTTCCTACTCGTAATGTGGTTCTAACGGTTGCTACTGATGGTCAATCGATGAAAGTCGGTACAATGACAACAGTTTCCGATGTGTTTGATGGTGGAGTAAAAGCATTTGATGGTATTGGATACAGAGGTGTACAGGATGTTTCTTTACTAAATTCATCTTTAATTTCTAGAATTCCAGACATAGGAGTTAATAATGTAGATTTTAGTAATTCTACTTTACTCCTTAGTTCTCAAGTACTTAATGAAAGCAGTAATGCATTAGGTCAATTAGTTCTCCCAATAACTTCAGTTGATCTTGACGATGTAAGTTTTGTTGCTTTTGATCAAGAAAGATATTCTGTTGCATATTCAAATGGAACTATTCAATCTATTACTGAAGATCAAATTCAAATAACTGGAACTAGTATTACAATATTTGGATTAACTCCAAGTCAGAGTAATATTAGAGTAAATGTAACTGTTCAAAAATCAAATATTAAAAACAAAGTTAAAGAATTTAAGAGATGTCAACAAACAGAAATTACTAGATCTGCAAATCAAAGATCTGGAACTAATGCTGGCACCAGTATTAATGATGGATTGAATCATAGTGCTCTGTATGGTATTAGAGTTCAAGATAGAGAAATATGTCTAAACCATCCAGACGCTACTGATATTATTGCAGTCTATGAGTCATTAGATACTAATACACCTGTTCTTGATAAATTAACCTTTACATCTACTGATGATATTTTTACCGAAGCAATTATTGGTGAAAAAATTACAGGATCAGATAGTAAAGCAATTGCGAGAGTAATCTCTATTGATTCTGGTAATAATCAAATTAGTATTGTTTATCTTACTGATAATAAATTTGTATTATTAGAGACATTAGAATTTGACGAATCATCTGCTGTTGCTACAGTTCAAGCAACAACACCTGGTAAGTATAATAATATTACTAGCAGTTATATGCTAGACAAAGGACAAAAAGATCAGTATTATGATTATTCTAAAATTGTTAGAAATGGTGGAGCATTTGTTCCTCATAGAAAACTATTAATTATCTACAACAGATATGATGTTCCTAGTGGTGACACTGGAGATATATTTACTGTTAATAGTTACGAATTTGAAAGATATACGAATGATATACCAGCAATAGGACCATCAAGAACTCCTGCACATGATGTATTAGATTTTAGACCACAAGTTCCTGTATACGATCCATCATCTGCTACAGTATCTCCATTCTTCTTTACTGCTAGAGATTTTACTGGAAAACCTGATAGACTTTTAACACCTAATGAGTCAATCGTATTTAACTACGATTTCTATCTTCCTAGAATAGACAAATTAGTTTTACACCAAAATGGCGAATTCATATTATTAGAAGGTACACCTTCTAGACAACCAATACCTCCAGAATCACAAGATAGAACTCTTGAACTTGCTACGATTCTTCTTCCTGCATATATGAAAAATGTAGAAGATGCAAGAGTGTTTCTAAAACAGAATCGTAGATACACTATGAAAGATATTGGTAAAATTGATGATAGAGTTAAAAATTTAGAAGAAATAACTACCTTAAATCTTTTAGAAAAGAGTGCAGAATCTCTTCAAATTAGAGACGCACAAGGTTTTGACAGATTCAAATCTGGATTCTTTGTAGATGCATTCAACTCATTCAATTTCATGGCACCGAGTTCTCCTGCCGATATCGATACAGATCTGCAAGAACTCAGACCAATAAGAGAATTTGAATCTATTGCTTTACAAATTGCTCCTAAAACAGATGTATCAGTACAACAATTAGATTTCAACACTGACTTTGAATTACTTGATGATGAAAATACACAAAAGACAGGTACTCTTATTACACTAAAATATGAAGATGAACTTTATATTGAGCAGAATTTTGCAACTAAAACAAACAATATCAACCCATTTCATGTAGTATCATATACTGGAGAAGTTAGACTGCTTCCAACTGTTGATAGATGGATCAATACTCAAAGAACACAAAATGTTATTAGAGATACTATTGGTATTACTGTTTTCAACAATCAAGTTGCTGCTAATTTCAATGTAACTAGATCAGGAAATGGTGGTGGATCTGCAACAGTAACAACTGCGGAAGTAGGTAGAACTACACAAAGAGATGATATTAGATCTGAGAACACATTTATTGCTGAAGAAAACTTTGATCCATTCTGTCGTTCTAGAAATGTACAGTTCTCAGCATTAGGTTTAAAACCATTTACTAATTTCTATGCATTCTTTGATAATATTGGTGGTATAGATGTCATACCAAAACTTTTAGAAGTATATGATGTTACAGGATCATTCCAAGTTGGAGAAACAATAAGAGGAAATATTGGTGCAACTGCATTTGAGTTTAGATTATGTACTCCAAATCATAAGACAGGACCGTTTGCTAACCCTACAGAAACATATGATGTTAACCCATATGATTCAAGTTCTACATTACCAAATGGATATTCACAGGCATCAACAATATTAAACATTGATACTGTTGGACTTTGCGAACAGGCACAAGGAGCATTCTTTGGATTTGCAGCAGCTCAAATGGTTCTTAGAGGAATAACTAGTGGTGCTCAAGCAAGAGTAGCAAGAGTAAGATTAGTATCTGATAACTTTGGTGATCTAACTGGTGCTATGTGGATTAGAGATCCTAATGCAACTCCTACTCCTCAGATAAGAATTAGATCTGGTAATAGAACCTTTAAATTAACATCTAGTGAAATAGACGCTACACCTGTACCAGGCAGCACATTAATTTCTAGTGGTGTTGCTAGATATACAGCAACTGGTACAACAAGACTTGTTCAAACTGATGTTAGAATTACAACCTTAGCAACTACTACGGTTAACAATCTATCAACAATTGATATACAAAGATCTGATCCACCGCCCCCTCCACCTCCACCACCACCACCTCCTGTTATCATTAACAATACAGTGGTTATTGATAGAACTAGAACTGTCATTAATAATGTATTAACTAGAAGAGGTCGTAGAGCTTTTGCAGGTAATAGTAGAAGTGGTGGAACTAGGGGATCCTTTAGAAGAAGGAGAAGAACTCGTAGTAGAAGAAGAGACCCTTTAGCACAGTCATTTGTAACGGGACCTGAGGGTGTATGGTTAACTAAAGTTGAAGTTTTCTTCGCAACAGTTAACTCTGGCACAACACCAGTAAATCTTCAGATAAGAACAGTTGAGTTAGGTTTACCTACACTTGACATTGTATCTCCTGATGCAATAGTAACCTTGCGTCCATCTGATATACAAACATCTACTGATGGTAGTGTACCAACCACATTCAAATTTCCAGCACCTGTTTACTTAGATCCTCAAGAAGCGTTCTGTGTAGTTCTGCTATCAGATAGTGATGAGTATACAGTATTCTGTGGAGAGATGGGTCAGAAAGCCATCAATCAACAGACTCTTCCTTCTGCTCAAGGTAAGATTTACTCACAGCAATTTGCTATGGGTTCACTCTTTAAATCTCAAAACGGATCTACTTGGACTCCAGCTCAGTTTGAAGATATGACTTTCAAACTTTATAGAGCTAAGTATACCTCACAAAGAGGATTAATAACATTCTTTAATCCACCTATTGAACCTAACAATGGTCAGGTTCCTAGACTAAACTTCAACCCTATTAGAGGTCTTCCTAAGAAAGCTAAAATTGGTATTACTACCACAACTAATGCTGGATTAATTGGAACTGTATTTACTCAGGGAAGAAAGATTGGTGAAAGTAACGAGACTTATCGTTACGCATTTGTTGATGATCAAGGCGGACCTGTCGATGGTACTGTTGGTATTTTAACTGGTGGTAAAGGATATGGAACTCCTTCAAACCCAGTCAGTACTTACAATATTACTGGAGATGGTTCTGGATTAACTTTAAATGTTACTGTTTCAGCTGGACTGTCTGCTATTACTGCTGCTACTGTAGTAAATGATGGTAATGGATACAAGGTCGGTGATATTGTTGGACTTGCAACTGCAGGTACTGGTAATGCTGGTTCTGGTGTTCGTGTTGCTATTAGTTCTATAGCAGGAGTTGATACTCTGTATCTAACAAATGTTCAGGCACAGGAATTTGATGTAACTTCTAATGATTTAACATATGTTCATAGCTCAGGTCAAGTTATAGATTCTGGACTTGATATATGGCAATATGATGAAGAAGGTGGAAACTACACAGGTGAATACTTTAAAGTAGATCACAGAAATCATGGAATGTATGGAACTGGTAATAAGGTTCTTATTTCTGATGTAGCATCTGATGTTCTTCCTACAGAATTAAGTGTTGATGTTGCTTCTAATGAAACTAGCATTTCTGTTGCATCAACTAGTCAGTTTGCTGAATTTGAAGGTGCTGTTGTTAGTGCTGCTAATACTGGATATGCTTTCTTGAATAGTGAGCTTTTATCTTACACTAGCGTTGGTATTTCTAGTCTCGGTGGTGTTACAAGAGGAATTGATGGAACTAATGCACTAAATCATTTTAAAGGTGATGCTATTAGTAAATATGAATTAAATGGTGTTTCTCTTGCAAAGATTAATACAGAGCATACTGTAGAAACTTCTCTGGTTGGTATTGATGAATATTACATCAAGATCAATAGAGGATCTAGCAGAGGTTCTGATGATACCACTAATAATATCCCACAACTATCATTTGCTGAAGAAGCTTCTGGAGGTGGTAATTCAGTTTACGCATCTAAGAATATTCAGTATGATGCTATAAGGACTAATATTGATGCAACAACTTTCGGACCTACAGATTTTGTTTCCCTCACATTAAGGAGTGTTACAGGTACATCTGTTGACGGTAATGAGGCATCATTTGTAGATCAGGGATTTGAAAACATAGAACTCAATAGAGATAATCAGTTGGCATCAACAAGAATTATCGCTTCTAGAGTTAATGAACAGAATCAATTAGGTTCTTTGGACAGATCTAAATCACATACAATTACTGTTGAATTTGATAATGGTGGAGATGATTTCAACTCACCCACTATTAATCTTGAAGGTGCTTCTTCTTTACTCTATGAGAATAGAATTAATGCACCAATAAGTAATTATCTAACTGATCCTAGGGTCAAGCAGAGATTTAATGATCCACATTCTGCATACTATATGTCGAATCCAATCTATATTAAGAATCCTGCAACATCTATAAGAGTTATATTTGAAGCTCGTAGACCAGCTGAAACTGATTTTAGAGTTCTATATAGTACTTTAAGAGCAGATTCTAGTGAAGTTACACCTGGCTTTGAACTATTTCCTGGTTATTTAAACCTTTTAGATATAGATGGAGATGGTGTTGGTGATCAAATTATTGATCCTAATAATAATAGCGGTTTACCCGACCAATTTATCTCACCTGATGCTACTACATACCGTGAATACCAATACACGGTAGATAACCTTCCTAGTTTTACTGGATTCCAGATTAAGATAGTCTTCACAGGGACTGACCAATCTAAACATCCTGTAATTAAAAACCTTAGAGCAATCGCAGTAGCATGACAAACTCATCTTTAATCCCAGTTGAAGGACATCCTAATTTTTGTAGAGATAAAAACACAGGAGCTATCATTAATACTGATAGTTCCTCTTTCGCTGCTTACCACCAAAGGAATTCCCAAAAAAAGATGGAAAGATTAGAGATAGAGGAGATGAAGAACGACATCGCTGAGATGAAACAAATGATGAGGGCATTAATGGCAAAGTTATGAAACTAAGACTGCCCAATAAAAAATTATTTGGTGAGCGACTTAAAATGAATAAGTGGCCAGTGAATTGGTTTGATGACAAAAAAAAGTTAAAAGAAGAGAAAGAAAGAAAAAGACAAGAAAAAATTAAAAAACTATATCCAAAAATATGAGTAGAAATCCACACTCTGAATTCTTGAAATACCACGGTTTTACTGAGGTTGATACACCAAGAAAAGAAGAAACTGACATGGCAGCATTAAAATCTGAAATGGCAGAAATAAAAATTACGATGCTTCAAGTCCTGCAGGAGTTGCAGAAACTAAATACATAATAGGATAATCCGAGTGTTGTTAACAGATGGCCGTCTACATTGCAAATCTTCAAATAGAAGCTGGTGTGGACTTTCAGCACGGTTTCAGCTTAGGTGATAGTGATACAGGAACATATTTGAACCTGAACAACTACACCGTCACTTCTCAAATGAGAAAATGGGCTGGATCAACTACATCTGTTTCCTTCGCAGCTACAATTACCGACCCTGATGAGGGTCAACTCGAAGTTTCTTTGGGTTCGACTCAGACAGTTGATATTAAACCTGGCCGTTATGTTTATGATGTTTTATTGAGTGACGCATCTGGTTACAAATATAAGGTCGTTGAGGGAATGATCCTAGTTAGAGTAGGAGTCACAAGGTAACCATGCCATCTCTCAGAATAGGTACAGGCAATCAAGTAAAAGTAATCGCTAGTGGATCTCTTGGTGGAGGTTCTGGTGGTCGCTTGTCTTTACTGTCTGATGTTAACTCAAGTAATCTTCAAGATGGAAGTTTGCTTGTATATGATGCTGCGACAAGTAATTTCGTAGCCACTAAGAATTTCCCTGCAGCAATCATTGATGGAGGTATCTACTAGTGTCAGCTACCCTATTATTAAAACGAACTCTAGGAACTTCACCTCCTAATATTGCACCAGTCGGTACTGGTGTATCTTTTGGTGAACTTGTTTATACTTACGATACCAGCGATGTTGGTGCTGGTAAATCCTATAAGAAATTATATATTGGTAACCCTGCAGGTCCTACAGCAGCTCCAATTGTAATCGGTGGTGAATATTATACTAGTCTAATACCAGAAAGTCCTGCCAATTACGGTAATAGGGAGGCATCTAAAGCACTTATCTTAGATTCAAATGCTAAGGTAAAATCTTGGTCTGTAGTAACTGATTTCCATAACGCTGGAGTTGGTACTAACCAAGGAGATTTTTATGTTGGTGGTAACTTAAATGTTACTGGAGATTTAGTATATGACGAAGTAACTGGTAGAAATATTAATATAACAGGTGTTGGTACAATTGCCACCATCTTCAATACTAAAGCAACCATTATTGATGGTGCAATTGATAATCTGTATACAGTATCAGGACTTGTTACCACTCTGACAGGTACAAGTGCTAATTACACTCAGGTCAATGTAGGACATGCTCTTACTGCTAATAATGTACAAATTACTGGTATAACTACACTTACCAATAATCTTGACTTCTCTAGAAATTTAATTAAGATTGGTCGTGAGACTGCATCTGGTATCAGTAGTGCTGATGGATCAATATTCATTGGTGACTATGCTGCCACTGGTATGGGTCAATCGACTTCTAATAGAAGAAACATAGCGATTGGTGCCAGTGCATTACAATTTGGTGGTGTTGGAAATAATGCTGATGAATTAGAATCTAACATCGTTATGGGTAACTTTGCAGGTTATAGACTGCAAGGTACTAAAAACTTAATGGTTGGTGATAAAGTAGGTTTTGCTTTATCATCTAGTGGTAACGATGAAAACATTGCTTTGGGTAATCAGGCAATGTATGGTGACACTTTCCCTGTTGTGGATGGTGTTACTTTAAGTATTACAGTTGGTCAACAAACTGCTATTGCTAATCATGACGAATCTACTGATGTAACAGAAACAAGTGGATCTGGTCAAGGTTTGATAGTAAGACTTCAAACTGGTGGTACTGGTTTAGTTACACTAATTGATGTAATATCACCAGGCGACGGATATGTTTTAGGTGACACATTTACCATACCATTTGGATTCCAAACTCTTACTGGTTCTGTTACTAGTATTAATGGTCGTTTCCTAAGTGGTGGTACTGGTGCTAGACAACAAAGTAAAAACATTGCCATAGGTCCATATTCATTATTCAGTGTAGATGGTAGTAGAAATATTGCGATTGGTTATTCTGCTGGTGATGTTACGACTGGTAGTGGTAATATTATAATTGGATATGAACGAGATGTTGCAATTGCTAATAGTGATAATCAACTTACTATTGGTAGTTCACTTATCAACTGGATTGATGGTAATCAACTAGGTTATGTTGGAATAGGAACTACAAGACCATTCGGATTACTCGATGCTGGTGGTGTATTCATTGTAGATAAAGGAACAGGTAATACTGTTATTTCTGGTGTTACAACTGTACCAACTCTTGATGTAGATAATCTTGGTATAGAGGACATCAAAGTAACTGCTGGTTTAGCAACTGACTTTGCAATTACAAATGCTAAGATTCAATCTGGTATCATCACAGATACTGTTGGTACTGCTGCGACAATTACTAATGTAGATTTTGTAAATGCAGATATTTTAGCAGCTAAGATAACAGCAGGTATCGTCACAGACCTTGTTGGTACTGGTGCTACAATAGCAATATTTGATACCGAGACTGCTGATCTTTCTGATGTAAAAATTACAACTGGTGTCATAACATCTTTAGTTGGTACATACGCAACTATCACTACATTCGATGCTGATGATGCAGATATAAATGTACTAAAAACTGTAACTGGTGTTGTAACATCTCTTACTGGTTTTGGTGTAACTTACAATACAGCAGACTTTGAGTTTGTTGATGCTTCTGATATCAAGATTACAACTGGTCTAGTAACATCTTTAGTTGGTACATATGTAACCTTCCAAGATGCTGACTTCCAAGATGATGTTCGTGTTGGTGGTGCTCTTACAGTTGTTGGTGATCTTACAGTTCAGGGTAATACAAGTTTTGTTCAGAGTTCTGTAATTCAGGTTACTGATAAGAACATTGAACTTGGTTTTAGTTCCACTGGTAATCATGCAGATGCTACTGCAGATAATGGTGGTATTATTCTTAAGGGTACTACCGATAAAACTATTCAATATAATACAGCAAGAGAAGCATGGGAGTCTAATCTTAAGTGGAATCCTACTACTGACAATACTCTTGATATTGGTGAACCTACTGTACAGTGGAAAGATATTTACATTAACGGTACTGCACATTTAGATGCTGCAGATATCTTAGATGCTAAAATTACTGCTGGTATTATCACTGATATTGTTGGTACTCATGCAACTATTACCGTTGCTGATTTTAGTCAGACAGATATAGTTAGTGCAAACATCACTGGTCTTGCTGTAACTGATATAGTTGGAACTGCTGCGACAATTACCACAATCGATGCAACAGATGGAGATATAGTTAATGCTAAAATTACTGCTGGTGTTGTTACATCATTAGTAGGTACTTACTCTACAATTGGTGATGTAGATGTTACTTATGATATTAGAGTTGGTGGAGCACTAACAATTACTGGTGATATTGATGCGAACAAAGACTTAATTGTATCTGGTGTATCTACATTTAATAGTAGACTTGATATTAATGCAAACATAGATGTATCAGGTGTTGGAACAATACCAACTTTTGATACAGAGACTGCTGATCTTAAGAATGTTAAAATTACTGCTGGTATCATTACTGATATCGTTGGTACTGCTGCTACAATCACAACTATTGATGCAACAGAAGGTGACATAGTTAACGCCAAAATTACTGCTGGTGTTGTTACATCATTAGTTGGTACTTATGCTACTATTACAACTGCACACATTGACACTTTAAGTGTTGATGTTATGTCTATGGTTGGTGTGGCAGTTACTGATGTAGTTGTTTCCACTGCAGCAACCTTTACAGGTGTTATTGATGTTAATGATGCTGATATTCTGAATGCCAAAATCACTACTGGTATTATAACCTCTCTGGTTGGCACCTACGCTACTATTACAAATTTTGATACTGAGACTGCTGATCTTAAGGATGTCAAGATTACTTCTGGTATCATTACTGATATTGTTGGTACTGCTGCTACAATCACTACGATTGATGCTGCTAACTTTGATGCAGTCAATGCAAAAATAAACGCTGGTTATATAACTTCTCTATATGATTCTGGTGGAGTTGTTGGAGTCAATACTCAACATATTTTAAGCACCAATCCTGACGGAACAATTACTTGGCGTGAACCAGCACAAATTGGTATTGGAACTATTAATCCTGGTATAGATGTATGGTTTGTTGACTCACATGGTGTTGATGATAACGAACCTTCTCGTGGTCGTACAGATGATAGACCATTTAAAACTATCAAGTACGCTCTATCAAGAATTTCTAATAAGTATCCACATACTTATAATGGTGGAACTGCTACTGATGCAGTTAATGTTCAGAGTGGTGCTGAGTCTGGTAATCAAAAATCACCTAATGGAGCAACCTACGATGAGCATACTGGAGTATTAGTATTATCATTTGCTTCTGCTCACGGATTATCAACTAACGATACAATAACTCTTGATAATAATTCAATATCATTTACATGTACAAAGGATAACAATGCGACTTCACACACTTATCCTCGTGCTACTGATCCTATTGCAGGAGTAACAACTGCTGTTACTGTAATTAACACTACATCATTTAGTATTAATGTTGGTGTTTCTCCTCTTATCACAGGAGAAAATGAGACATTGAATATTGGTGGTGGTGTTTATGAAGAAATATTCCCATTATATGTTCCTGCAGGTGTTACAGTTAAAGGTAATGGTCTTCGTGCTACTAAAGTAGTTCCAACTGATGCTACTAAGCAAAAGGATGCTTTCTTATTGAATGATAGATCAGTCGTTGAAGACATGACTATTGCTGACATGTTCTTTGATACTGCAAACAATCAAGGTTGGGCATTTAGATATGAACCTGGTATTGCTATTACATCAAGATCACCATATGTACAGCGTGTAACTGTATTCAACAAAGGTAGTAATCCAACTGCAACTGACCCATATGGTTATGCATCTGCTGATTCACCACCTTCATCATACATCTCTGGTGGTGGTGCATACATTGATGGATCTGAGGTGCAGTCAGGATCGCTTGAGGCAGCGATGTTGTTCAATGAGGCAACATTCATTGTTCCTAACAGTCAAGGTGTTGTAATGACTAACGGTGCTCGTGTTGAGTACCTAAACTGTTTTACATATTTTGCAGCTGAAGCACTTAAGGGTGTATCTGGATCTGCTGGTATTTCATCTACTGGTCAAACTAGATTAAGACTATCAGGCATTACAACAGTTGGTGTTGGTAATACTATTACTGTATTTGATACTGATGGATCTACTGGATTAGGTACTGCTGTCGTTGCATCTTATGATGGAACTTACTTAGGTGTAACTGGTAAGCAACTTGGATTTGAAGTTCTTAATGCTAGGACTGC